TCATGCAGCGTCGGCACGCCGGGATGGCAGTTCAATGACGCTTGCGACCCGCTTGTTGAAGCAACTCGATTTGTCTGACGTTGCAGCCGCGCCTGTAGGACCGCCATCGCCCTCGGGTGCAAGCTCGCCGCCCCACATTAGCCAGTCACGGTCAACGCCGAATGCCATCGCGATCTGACGGACCTTTAGATCCATCCGGCGCGGCGTCCGGCCATCTTCCATGTTCTGCCACTCGCGAGGCGTCACTCCGCAGCGCTCAGCCGCTTCCTTCTGAGTGATGTTCAGTTCCGCCCTGACCAGTTTCACCCTGTGTCCAAACCTGTCGGCTGGACGCCATCCCTGAGCAGGAAGTGTTGCGCTTGTCATGCGACAAACCATAGCAACACGCATGACGCGCTGCAACACATTGTTACGCATCAACCACACACAATGACACTCCACCACCGTTTCGGTTGTTGACAACTACAATGTTGTAATTAACACTTCTGGACATGCCATCCCCCACTCGCGAGCTGATCGAGATCCAGCTCGGTGCGACCAAGCGGAAGTCATTAACCGGCTTAGTGCGCCAGTACAGACAGGCTGGCCACGGCTGGCGCAAGATCGCCGCAGTGGTATCGCGAGAATCCGGTATTCCGGTGTCGCACACAACGATTGCTCGTTGGTTTGAAAGCGACTCCACGCCCACCCCGAAGGCGGTAGCGCTGTGAGCTACGCGACCGCCACCCTCGTCGGCCTGCAGCGCAAGCACATCTACGCGGGCACCGTCCCGGAAGCCGTGGTGCACCAGCGCCGCGCCAAGAACCGCGCAGCTCGTCGAGCTCGGCGCGGTAACAGCGCTGCCCTGCGCCGCCAGGCCCGACTGAATCGTCCCGCGCTTCGCGCCTCTCGTGAGCGGCTCGACCCCCTCGGCCTGCACTTCGACCCTTGGGCCGACCAGTGACCGCCGGACTCCCCTGCCCTGGCTGTAACCGCCAGATCGGGTACCTGCCGCCCGAGCAGGACGCTATCCGCTGTCCGCATACCGGGAGATTCCACGAACTGCCCAAGGACAGGCCCCGTCAAGGCGCCTGAATTCCCAAGTGGCACAGCAAGATAACTGAATACAGCAGACGGTGGCGAGTGATTCATCTTGCCGGATACCTCACTCGCCACCGTTCCTACCAGCCATTCTAAGGAGAACGGCCTTGTCGAACAATATCCTCACCCCTGCTCAGCGCGTCGGCGGTGCCCGATGAGCGCACCCACGATTCCATCAGTCGCTGATCTATTGCGCGGCGCTCTCGCCGAGTTGCGGCGCCCGCTAAACCCCATCACGGGACATGGTTGGACCCAAGGCAAGTACGGCACTGGCAACGATTGCAAGTGCGCTGACGGCGCGATCATCCAGGCCGTCACCGACGGGCTACGCACAGGGCGACCAACGCCAATGACCGATGTGATTGATGATCTGCGCCTCCAACTCGCGAAAGTCATCTCCGACGTACAGGGCTGGGAACCGCCCGCCCAAGACTTCAGGGGCCTCCCGCTGGCCAAGTTCATCCACCGCTGGAACGACAACCGGGAGCGCGTCTTCCCCGAGGTAGAAGCGGTGTTCGAGCGTGCTATCGAACTCGCCGAGGCGGGTGCCCGATGAGTTTCACCATCATGCGCAACACCGCAATCACCATCGCCTTCATCGCGCTCATGTTCGTGTTGTTCGCCCTATCCACCAGTCACCGAGGCGATTTCGTGGTGGCCATGCTCGTGTTCGCCGCCGCGATCTGGACTGACCTGCGCATCAACCGCCGAGGCCGGTATCGCAACCGGTCGGCTTACCTCCTTATCGTCGCGTTCATCGCCATCGTGGCGACCGCGTTCCTGACCACACCAGCCGCGTACGCCGCGGGGATTGGAGTCGGAGCATGACCGCCGATACAACTCCAAATGTATTGGACTTCAACAAGGTTATCGACAAGGTCACCGGCGCCATGGACGCGCTAAAGGAGACCGCCGAGGCTGCGGGCGTCGACTTGAGCGACGACATGCCGCACCTCGAACGCGAGCTGGATCGGTTCTTCGCTACTCGCCATGCCGAGCGCGACGAGGCCAGCGCGGCACTCAAGGGCGGTGCGTGATGCCTGAAAAGACAACACACACGGCAACGGGGTACCTGATCCTCGAAGCCTCCCGCTACACGTACGGACTGCCAGGGAAGGACGGGCTCAAGCAGATCAAAGCCGTGAGGATCGCCGGATACCGTGCCGGTCGGCCAGGCACACTGGCCCGCGATCAGATCGCTGTCAAGGTCGGTGTCACAGTCGATGAGTCTGAATTCTCGCCCATCACAGCGGAACTGGCGTTGACGCTCGATCCGTCACGTGTCGTCCACCCGGTAGTCGAGGATCTGGAGCCGACCGAATGAGCATCAACATCCCCGAGGGATTTGTCGTCCTCTATGCGATCAAGAACCCGGACGACACACTCGCCAAGCATCCGTTCACCGGTCGGGCGATGGTCATGACCGATCGCTCAATGGCCGAGCGAAACTTGGCGCAAATCACCGAGGCTGCCGCGCAGATCGGCATGACCTACACCGGCCGGATCGTCTACCAGCTCTGTTCCCCATTCATCGACCCCGGTGACCCTATCGCCGAAACGATCGGGCAGATCGAGACGTGGCTGAAATCGCAAGAGGGGCAGTCGTGACGGCCGCTGTAGCCGGTGCGCGCGGACCGGCCCCAGACCGTTGCGAGAATTGCGGTTTCGCACAGAAATACAGCCGCCAACGCGCCGGTGAGCGGCCAGCGTTTTGCACCGGACACGAAAAGTGGTTGTGCTTCGGCTGCCGTGACCACCTTGAGTGCGGCAAACTCAAACACCGCATCGACACACTGCCGCCGCGTGTGGATGTGACCGGGGTGCCTCCCAACGACGGCATTTACGCCACGATCGACGACGACGTTTATCACAGTGACCTAGCGTCGTTGTCCTCGTCAGGGGCTCGCAATCTACTGGCTAGCACCCCAGAAGAGTTCGACTTTAATCGGCACACACCGAGCGACCCGAACCGTAACTACGACTTCGGGCACGCCGCCCACAAAATGGTGCTGGGTAAGGGGTCTCGGCTGGCGATGCTCGACCCGAAGGTATGCGGGCACACCGCCGACGGCAAGCTGGCGAAGGTTCCATCGGCGACGGCCGAGTGGAAGGCCGCAGCCAAGGCAGCACGCGAGAAGGGGCAAATCCCGATCGCGAAAGCCGACATGCAGAAAGCCCAAACCATGGCGGGCAAGGTGTTTCAGCACCGGACGGCGGCACGCCTACTAGCCGAGGGACGCGCGGAGCACTCGATCTACTGGCATGACGACGCCACCGGTGTGCGGTTGCGCGCTCGCCCAGACTTCATCACCGATGGCCTAGGCCGCACGATATGCGTCGACTACAAGACGGCAACCTCAGCCAATCCGAGCCAATTCCAGCGCGCCGTCATGGATTACGGATACCACATGCAGCAGGCGTTCTATGAGGTCGGGCTCGCCGAACTCGGGTACGACGATGTCGGGTTCGTGTTCATCGTGCAGTCCAAGACAGCGCCGTACACGGTGTCGGTGTGTTCGATCGACCCCGAGATTGTGGAGCTAGGCCACCGCCAAAACCGGGCAGCGATCGAACTGTTCGCGCGCTGCACCGAATCGGGCCACTGGCCCGGATACGAGGGCATCCAGTCCGTGGGTATGGCGGGCTGGGCCATCAAGCAGATCGAGGAATACCTCGAAGCGTTCTACCAACCCACCATATAAGAAAGGCGCCACACCCTATGACTAGCAATGAAATTGCCCAGCGCTCCGAATCGGCGTGGGAGCTGTTACCTGCGGCGCGGGTGCCCTCGACAACGGCGCGCAACATGCTGCTGGAGCACGCACAGAACATGGAGACCGCGCACCAGCTGGCCAAGGCGATGGTCCGCACGCAGATGGTGCCGAAGCGATTTTTCGGCAAGGCTGACGATGCCGCCGCCGCGATCTTGTACGGCGCCGAGCTCGGCTTGAATCCGATTCAGTCGCTACAGCGCGTGATTCCGATCCACGGAATGCCGTCGCTCGAGGCGCGAACCATGGTCGGGCTACTCAAGGCGAAGGGCTACAAGGTTCGCACCGTCGAGCAGTCCGACTCGTCGGTCACCGTCGAAGGTGTTGCGCTGGACGGCGAAACGTACTCGTCTACATGGACCATTCAGCGCGCGACTCAAGCCGGCTATGTGCCCTTGCCCTCGTCGCCGGACTCGAAGCGTCGGCCGGACGCGAAAGAGGACTGGGTTACGACGTCGAAGACGTGGGACGGCAAGACGACCGTTTCCATCGTCGGGAACATGAAGTACATCACCGACCCGCAAACGATGCTCAAAGCCAAAGCGCAAGCGGAGGTTTGCCGCGAACTGGCACCCGACGTGCTGATGGGTATCAGCTACACCCGCGAGGAACTGGAATCAGAAGACCAGCGGCAGTTCGATCGGATGGACGAGCGCGGCGCCGTGCCAGCTCGCGTCACGACGACCCGCGTCACCGAGGACGAGATTTTCGCCGAAGAGGTACCACTCTCTGAACCCGAGCCCGAACCGGCCAAGGCGTCGCCCACCCCGGAGGCGCCCGCCGAGGAATCGCAGCAACCCGACGCCACACTTGGCACGTCGGCAGGGCCAGCAGAACCAGCACCGACTGAACCTGCCCCGAAGGCTGCGAAAAAGGCTGCGGCGAAACGCTCGACGGCGCCCACGGCGAACCCGGACGCAGCGAAGTCGCGGATGCGTCAAGCCCTGGAAAAGCGGCTGTTTGCACTGCTGGGCGAGGCAGGGATCGGCAGCGCCGTCGAGCGCGAGAGCCGTATCGCCGTCTACCGCGCACTGCTTGACAACCCTGAGATCGAGTCCACCGATGACCTCGATGATCCCGCGATCGCAAAGGTCGCCGACCAGCTCTACAGCTGGTCACAGCAGAACGAACTCGACGACCAGATCGCCGGCATTTTGTCCGACGCTGCCCGTGACGAGTCCGAATCCGCAGCGCCCGCTACGGATTCCGCCAGCGAAGGGAAACAGTAACCATGCTCGTGACCGACATGCCCGAAGCACTCCCATCCACCAACGCCCTTGACACAATCGAAGATCCCGACGCGCCGACCGCGGGCGAGCGCGCCGAAATCTACCTGTCTGGCGCGCACGTCGCGACGCTCGATGACGCGCCCAACGGTTTAGGCCGGGTCACGCTGATGGTCGAACTCGAAGTCACCGAAGAGTCCATTCGGTTCACCGAGGACGGCCAAAACGAGATTCCCATTCGCCGCTGCCGACGCGTCGGGGATATGTGGCGCCCCGGCACAGAGCGACCGCCCACCAAGGAAGAAATCAAACAGATGCAGGCCGCGGCGAAAGCCAAGGCTGCCGCAGAAGCCGCTGAACGCGACGAAGCCGAACGCGCCGAAGCCCGCACCAACGAACCCCCCATGTTCGACGAAGAAGGCGAGCCAATGGACCCTGAGGCCCCGAAACCGCCCGCCGACAACGACGATCAGGGTGACAGTGAGGAAGACAGCACTGTGGTGGCGTTCACTGGCGGTCCCGCGTTCTCCGACGCCACCGAGGGCGACGGCAAGTAAGTGACCACCCAACCAGTCATCGGCCACCGTGGCGATTCTGCTCCCGCCGCGGTGGCCGATGACTACCCACTCGGCGAGTACCCGCCCGTCACCTGGTGGCAGGTGCAGAACATCCCGTACGTGGTTTTCGCTGAGGTCATTGCGCCGATAGCCATTTCGGTCATTGAGGCCACGCTCGACGCGATCTCGATTGCGCTACTCGGCAAGACATGGACCGAGTTGGTACTACAGCTGCCGCCCAACGGCGAACACAATCCCGCGCGCCCGAGCGACTGCAGCCGGCTATGCGGCGCCCCTGGGTGCGCATCGTGGGGGTGCCTGTCGTGACGCTGACCGAGGATCAGCGCTGGCTACTGCGGATGGTCGGCGGGTGGACAATGCGTGACTGCCTCATCGGTCCCGCGGGTGTCACCCGTTTGATGCAGTCGCACTACGGCGGCACCGGCTGCGGACTCGACGGTGCGCCCTCATACATCCGTGGATTCCAATGCGGTGGAGGGAAAATCGTAACGACCGGCGTACCTGTCATCACCGTCACGACGGCGCAGTTACGCAAGTTCGCACAGTCCTTGCCGACCGAGCTCGTCACCGAGATGCGCGAGTGCGCCGCCGCCGCGCAGCGCAATAACTTACTTCGCCACCAGTTCTGCCGCTGCGGGAGCGTTCCGTGCGGGTTCGCGTACATGCGCGACCGCATTTGCCCGCCGACTGAGCAGCAGGAAGCCGACGCCATCGCCGAGTTCTGGCGCTGCCAGGACTGGACCGAGGACTTGCTCGACCGCGCCCTCGGGTTCACCACGGAAGACGAGCCGGTCGGGCAGCTGGAGCTGTTCGGAGTCGAGCCGGTGCAGCAACGGCTTTTCGAGCTGGAGGCGGTGCGCTGATGGCATTCGAGGCGAAGTATCCCGGTTGGTGCCGAAACTGCGGCGAGAGGATTGGACTCGGAGATTGTGTCGACTACCTGCACGGTCAGATCGTCCACGACCAATGCCCTGACGAGATCGACCCCGCAGGTCCGGGCCGGCAAGAACGAAAGTGCCCGGACTGCCAGCTGACCCACGCCGGGGAGTGCTTCTGATGAACTGGCCTGCTTTCGCTCTCACACTCTCCGTGGTCGCCACGTGGCTGTCCTGGCATGCGTTTAGTCAGGCGCTCCGCTACAGCTGGTCCGAGATCGTTTGGCTTGTCGTGACACATGCGCTCGTGCTGATCGACGCAGCCCTCGTCGGGGTGGCGGTCTGATGCCTGAACGCATCCAGCGCAAGCGCACCGCTGGCTGGCGGATGCCCGAGGGAGCTATCCACGTCGGACGGCCGAGCCGGTGGGGCAATCCATGGGTGGTGCACATCCACAACTCGAGCTGTGGACCCGAACTGCTGGCGTGCCCTGACTACATCGCGGATGACCGAGCCGAGGCGACCACTAAGTACCGGCATGCCGTGCTTTACCCGCTGGCCGGACAGCCACCCGTCCCGACACCTGACGAGATCCGCGCCGAGCTTGCCGGTCGCGACCTCGTGTGCTGGTGCCCGCTCGATCAGGCTTGCCATGCCGACGTGCTGCTCGAAATCGCCAACCAGACAACGACAAAAGAGGGATAGACGACCATGGCACGCGAGTATGCCCGCATCCGGATCAGCATCGCCGGAGACGATCACGTAGAGCAGCTGACCCCGGCTGCGCAGTGGTTGTACTTCCGGATCCTGATTCCAGACCCCAAGCTGTCGCACTGCGGTGTCACCGATTGGCGCCCCAAGCGGCTCATCAACAAGGCTGCCGGCCTCACGCTCGACTACATCAAGACCGCTGCGGCCGAACTGGAACGCGAACGATTCGCACTCTTCGACGAGGACACCGAGGAAGTGTTGGTGCGGGCCTACATCCGCTCCGAGGAACTGCTACGCAACCCCAAGATGGCTGTAGCCGTGGCCGACGCGTATCTCGGAGTGTTCTCGCGCCAGCTAAAGGCCGTGATCGCCTCAGAGGTCCACCGGGACAAGGGAGAGCACCCCGATTACTCGTCGTGGACGCACGCGATCAGCCGCGAATCGGTGGAGCTATTACTGACCGCGAAGACCTCCGATGAGGTTCCGTATATCAACGCGTTCGGGAATCGCAATAGCGATCCCGAACAGGTGTCCACTACCAATCGAAACGGGAACGGTGTCACCAACCAAAAGGGTAATCCTGACCCCGGTACCGAAACCCAATCGGAAACCCAAGCCGATTCCCTGCACCTGCACATACAACCTAATTCCCTACAGCCTGCACCTAGTAGGGGTTACGTAAGTACGGAAGGTCACCAGAGCGACGAACCGGATTCCGCCAACCCCCCACCCCCTCACTGCCCAAGCCACCCCGGCGGAACCGAGGCCCCGTGCCGCGCCTGCGGCGACGCCCGGGTGGCCCGCGAGCGGTGGGACCGAGCGAACAGCGAACAGCAACGCGGGCAACGCGAAGCCGAGCAGCAGGCCGCGTACGAGGCCAAGCTCGCCGCGATCGAACTCTGCGAGCTGTGCGACGACGACGGGTACCGCGGCACCCACGTCTGCGATCACGTCGACCGTGGGACCACAGCCGCCAAGGGCTCCGCACTCGCCCGTGCCGCGCTCGAGAAGAACCCCGGCGATGAGTGATCACCCCCTGATGATCACCGCGACCAGAGCCCGCTGATGCCCGCACTAACCGCACCGCAGATGGGCGCCAACCACACCGTCGATGACACCTTCTGCCCCGGCTGCGGACTACACCACCACCGCCACGGCGCCCACCGTCCCGACTGCACACGCGAACCGGCACCGCTGCTGTGCGACGACTGCGGCGCGATCCGGCTGCCCTCGGAACGGTCAGCGGCGTGGCGATACGACCCGAATACCCGCACCTATCACTGCCCCCATCACCCGAAAGGCCCCATCGCCTAATGGCTATCGCAGTCGGAATTGATCCCAGTTTGACCAGCACCGGCGTCGCCGTCCTCGTCGATGGCCGGCCAGCCCACTACGGCCGCTACGGGCGTGACGGACACAACGGCGCCACCTACCACAGTCGCAACAACCGCATCCGGCAACTGCGGACCGATGTCTGGAAAGCCGGCAACGTCGCCGGGCGGCCGGACGTCGTGGTCCTCGAAGAACACCCGTACATGCTGAGCAGTCCGGGCACGTTCGACCGATCCGGGTTGTGGCACTTGATCTTTGAGGCGTTCGACGCTCGCGGAATCCCGATCGTCGTCGTCGGGAATACCGTCGGGAAGTCGTGGGTGACCGGCGCCGGTCACGCCTCAAAACTCGACGTGATCGACGTAATCGACGAGTGGTTCGACCTGCTGCCCAAGCCGCTGAGCAGCTGGCGTAAGAAGGACAACCCCGATGACGTGGCCGACGCATTCGGCTACGCCACCATGGGCGCGTACAAACTCGGCGATCCGATCCCGTTCGAACCGAAGGAACGGCACCGAACCGCCCTACAAACACTGCCGTGGCCCACGATCGCGCGGGCCCGGTAATGGCCGAAGTGAACTCAACCCTCGCAGCCGCACTAGCCCGGATCGCCAGAATGCCCGGTCTGAATGGAACCGAGTACGCGCCAGGCGGTCTGGTGTCACGGTCGGCTTACACCCTCGCGGCCGTACCCGTACTCAGAGACCCCTGGCGGGACCAAATCCGCATAGGCGGTGCCCCGTCTTGGCCTGACCGCTCACCCGCGCCGTGGCGCATTCGGTGTGACGACGATGGGCAGTGGCTCATCGAGAAGCGCCAGACGGTCGGCTACGAGACGTGGTGCGGATTCGACAGCAGCGCCGAAGCGTTCGCCGCGTTTGCGGCCGGGAGTGCACTATGACCACACCGCAGCGGTTCCGCAAGAAGCCCGTCGAGATCGAGGCCAAGCAAATCACCGACGATCTGAGTGCTATTGACATCGTAGGCTGGATGAATTCCCACGGGGTAAGTGTGGAATTATCCGGCGCCCGCAGACCATTCGCGCTCAAGATCGCCACACTGGAGGGCGTGATGTTGGCAGAGCCCGGAGATTGGGTCATCCGAGGCGTGGCGGGCGAGTTCTACCCCTGCAAGCCAGACATTTTCGCGCAGACCTACGAGACTATCGGGCCGTGCGCACCAGCCGAGGAACTGGGGCGATGAGCGATTGGGACCGGGTAGTCCAAGTGTGGCCTGCGCTCGAATGGGGTCACGTGCCAGACGATCCATTCGATCCGACCCCATGGTTCAACACGTTCTACAACGACGTGGATCTCGACGCGATCGATTGGGCCGACGAAATGCGGAAGTTACCAGGGCAATTCACCCAACGGTTGTGTTTCCCGGGATCGCTCGACCATCGAGTCATCGCGCAAGCGGTGCGCGAACTGACCCACGCACTGATCACCAAGAACGAGAGGCGAAACGCTCAGTGACCCTGTGCCGGAAGTGCTACCAACCCGCGCATCTGTTCCTGTGCCCGCGATGCACCGAGCAGCTGCGCGAGAACCTAGACCAACTCGCATGGTTCGTCGAGCGCCTAGACGAAACAGTCACCCGGCAAGACACGCTCACACTCGGCAGCATCGGCCAATCCAGCGAAGAGCCAATGCCTTTCAACCTCACCGCCTCCAGCCTCGCACACAGTGCACGCAACACGATCACGACGTGGGTCCGCACGGTCTGTGAGCACCACGGCATCGAGTTCGGGCCCGTGCGGGTTGTATCGCTGGATTTCATTGGACCGCTGCCAGATTCGCGCTGGCGTCGACTCCCCCGCCGCTACACACCGACGCTGCCCGACATGTGCGAATGGCTCGCCGAGCACGTACAGGCCATCGCACTCACCCCCGGCGCCGAAGAATGCGCCGACGAAATGGAACAACTACGCGAGCAGATCATCAAGGCCATCAACCGCAACGAACGCCGATTCGCAGGTCCGTGCCCCACCATCAAGGGCCACAACCAGCGCGGCGAACAGATCCACTGCGACGAGATGCTCTATGCCGAGGCCGACGAGCAGTTCGTCGAGTGCCCACGCTGCAAATCCAAAATCGATGTCGACAAGAACCGACTGCGCTCCGCGGTCAACCGAGACCTGATGCCCGAGGCGAAATTGCTCGAGATCCTCGAATCACTGGGCGAGAAAGTGCCCCGCGTCAAGCTCTACGAGTGGATTCGGACCAAGCGGCTGCACATCCGTGGATGGATTCACGCCGGCCGAATCGTGAACACGCGCATCCGGCGCGGCGATCCCCGCGTGTTCAGCCTGAGTCAGGCGCGGCAACTGCGCTGGAAAGACGAAGCCGAGCGCGATGCCAGCCGGTTGTCACTCCCTCGGGGTACAACTGCGCAAGGCACCACTCCAACACGAAAGTAGACCCCCATGTCTGATGAAATACCCGGCGTCAAGGAAGCCTTGGCCGCTCAACGCGCCGTCGAGCTCATTGCGCCCAATGCCACCAAACGCAACATCGAGCGCGCCGACACACACGACGCGCGACGCTTCGAGATCACCAACTTCACCGCCGAATATGCGGACGGCTCGACCGTGTACGCGCCACGCATTGTTGTTGACCTGGGCTAGCCGGTAGGTACGCGCTGTGACTTGGGCGTGAAACCGTTTGCGCCCAATGTCACCGCGCTCGCCGACCGTTCGGCATGTATACGCGGCCGCGCCGGGAGAGAATGACGCTTCGGCGGCACGAATCGAGGAAGGGACTTCTGTGGGCGAAGATCAGGGATTGGTCGACAAAAGCGAAGATGCGGCTATATCGAGGGCCGGATACGCGAAATTGACGGCTGAACTCAAATCCCAGGGGAACGCAGTTCTATTCATTTATCTATTAGTAGGCGGCTTAGCACTACTAATTGGAATAGGGGCAACAACGGATTCGATGCGAACACACGACAGACTGGACGAACTATCGAACAAGCTGGACACCGTTTCCGCAGTTCACGAGCCGATAGTCCAGCTCTTGGCCAACGGCCCACACTGCTATAGATCCGGCGCTGCGGCACTCGCTGCGCAAGTACGGATATTCGATGCAATCGATATCGCGAATATGGAGGATCGACTCGACTATAAGATCGATCGACTCGACCCTTCGTCACCCGCATATGTGCAGAGTCTGACGGGAGTTACCGAGCCCAAGGTCTCAGAAACCAAACGAGACGACATGCATGATGAGACGTGCTTTACCGTCACTTGGCCGGAAGGTAAGACTCCTTCATGGGCTACCCGATAGGCGACCGATGCGTAGCGCCGCGTTCCGTCATCCGTGACGGCAGCGCCTTCGCCACACACCGAATCACAGGGGTGTAAGCAAACACGCTTTGACCTGCGTATACTTCGAACTGTCAGTCCAAGACGCTGCCCAAAAAACCCCGGCCTAGCTGGGGTTTTCTTGGCATCTGGGCACTGTCGGACCCCCGTCGTACGGTCCAACCATGCGGCTACACCTGGAGGGTCACGACCCAGTGACCGCCGTCATCACATACCAAGGCCAGCGTCACGCGTTCACGTCACGCACCATGTACCCCGGCATTGACGGCATGCGCGTCGGACACATGTGGATCACCAACGAGATTCGTGTTGTCTTCCATCGCAGGGACAGCACCATCATCGCCACCGTCGATGACCATGGCCAGACGTACGAACTACGTCCCGCCGAGTGAGGGGGCACCATGGACGAACGCCGAGCAGCTGCCTATCGCAAGCTCGATGAAGCCACGCGCGAGCTGGCAAAGATCAGCCGCGCCGAAGATGACGACGGCGACCCCACGCAGTACGTGCCCACTGACTATGTGCTCATCGTGGGGCTACAGGGCATTGACGAGGACGGCGACCGCGTGGGCTACGTGACCATGTTCCCCAAGGATGGGTGCCAGCCGCGCTACATCACCACGGGCATACTCGCACAGATCAACGACACCCTGCGGGCGCCTCGTGTCGTGGAATGACCGCCGCACACCGCGCCCACCGCGGGCCGCTGAGCAGCGCATGCGCAGCGACGCGCTACAGCGACTACCCCACCACTGCGGGGCACGCGGTGACGGCAAGCCGGAGGCCGACGGCTGCGGAGCAATCGGGGTCTACCTGTACTGCGATCACATCGTGGCCCACTGGCAAGGCGGACCCACGCACTGGCGCAACGCACAGCTGCTGTGCGGGCCATGCCACAAACCCAAGACCGGTGCGGACGCACGCGATGCCCGCGCCGCAGCTCAAGCACGCCGGCCGAAACATCGCCAGCCCGAACGACACCCGGGACTGCTGTAGCAAACCCAGCTCCGAGCGCGGGCCCAATCCCCTCAGCTAACTCGATGACCATGGTTAATGCCATGTCGAAGGCATAGGGGGGGGTAACCCGGCAACGCCGGACTTCCGCCGAAGCTCAATAGCAGCTCCGTCGCAGCGTGCGGCCAGTTCAGTATTTTTCGGCGGTAGTCAGCGCTTCACTTCACGCTCCGCGAGCCCGCTCAGCATGACATTTCGGGCACTGCGAACACCAGAAAGTCTTCGCGGCCTCATGGGCGTGCACCTCACCATGCACGCCGGGATGTCCGCAGTAGCCGCAATAAAGAACCGCCATGTTGTTCCCCTTCGTCAGACCGGGGCTACGCAGGTAGCAGCCCTCTATCTATTCCTTTCCATCGAGGCGCCCGAATATTCCCCACCTCACGCGCGCGCCCCAATTTCTTAGCTCGACGGAAGGCCGTCGGGCGTCGATCTGCACAAGGAGGCAGACCGAAATGACGACAACGACGAAATTCCCCGCGGCCCCGCGCGAACTCGGCAAGGGCGGTCGGAAGCTCTGGAACTCGATCAAATTGCAGGGCTACATCCTGCGTCCGGACGAGGTTCGGGTGCTGGAAGACGCTTGCCGCGAGGCCGATCTGATCGATGACATCCAGAGCGCCTGGACGACAGCAAAGGACCGGGCCGAGTTCATGGTCAAGGGTTCGATGGGTCAGCAGGTGATCAACCCGCTGGTGGCCGAGCTGCGCCAGCACCGAGCCACGCTGGCGGGTCTACTGGCCAAACTCAAGCTGCCGGACACTCAGGCCGGGAGTGCTGGTGCGGAGAGCACGCGCGGGGACCAGCAGCGCGCGGCAGCGAACGCGCGTTGGGCGCTCACCCCCGAGGCGACGGCATGATCACCGCCATCGTTGCGCAGACCAAGTTCGCGGCTCGGCAGCTTGCCGATGCTCTCGGAATCGACACCCCGCACCTATTCGGGGCTCGGTGCGCCCGGGCGTTCGAGGGCCTGCGCGTCGACCGCGTACTGATCCATGTCGACGCTGAGATCCCCGACGGCTTCATGCACACGATCTACTGCACAGCGCTCAAGACGCCGCCCCGTGGCGCTCCAATCCTGCGCGTCTGGGTTCGCCCGGTCGACTAAATGGCCTCGATCGGCGCACCGGCTCTGCTGGTACAGCACGACTACTCGCACGTCGTCGAGTGGTACCGGCATCACGTGCCGCGAGCAGCGCCGCCGACGTATGGGCGGTTCGTGCCCGAGCGCATCGGCCCGACATGGGACTGGAACGCCGAGCGCGGCTGGAACCTGCCCGAGCACACCCTCGGATGGGAAGTGCTCGGCTGGACTGGCTACTGGCTCAAGGACGCGAACGGTCAGCCGTGGCAGTGGACCATGGAGCAGGCCCGGATGCTGCTCTGGTACTGGTCGCTGGACGACACCGGGCGCGTGCAGCACCCGACGGTCACCTGGCAGCGGCTCAAGGGCCACGGGAAAGATCCCCTTGCCGCTGGCGGCGTAGCACTCCCGTCGGCGTTCGCGCCGTGCATCTTTGACCACTGGGGCGACGACGGGCAGCCGGTCGGGCGAGAGAACAACTCGGCGTGGGTCCAGGTGCTGGCCGTCGACCAGGACCAGACCAAGAACACCTTGGGCATGGTCCGGGTGATGCTCACCGACGCGTGCCGCAAGTACTACGGCATCGTCACGACGACGGTCACCTGCCGGGGCATGAATGGCAGCCGGTTGATCGAGGGTGTGACCTCTAACCCGCTGTCGATCGAGGGCAACCGGACAGACACGATCATCCGCAACGAGACACAGAACTGGAATAGCTCGAACAACGGCAAGGGACTGGCGGAGGCTGCGGAAGGTAACCGGGCCAAGATCAGCCAGGGTCGCTCGCTGGATATCTGCAATGCGTTCCGCCCCAACGATGAATCGGTTGGCCAGGAAGAGCGCGACGCGTGGGAGGCCACGCAGGATCGGCCCGAATTGGACCGGGCTGCAACGTTTATCGACGTTGGGCATCTCTACGACTCGCTGGAGGCTCCCCCGGACGCGCCGTTTACCGCCGAGGCTTTCGTCGAGGTCGTCGAAGCGGTGCGCGGTGACTCGTATTGGATCGACCCGGTTACCGCGCGAGACTCAGCGCTCAAGGGCACCGCGACTCCGAGCGAGCAGCGCCGCAAGTGGTACAACCAGATCGTCGCGACCGATGACGACTGGATGGATCGCCAGCAGTGGGATGCATGCAAGGGCGACAAGACGGTTGACGACAGCGAGCGTATCGCCATGTTCCTTGACTGCTCGAAAACCGATGACGCCACCGCGCTCATGGGGTGCCGCCTGTCCGACGGGCATGTGTTCACGATCGGCATATGGGCCAAGCCGACCAAGAAGCGCAAGCCCGAGCCGGGTGAGGCGCCCTGGATGGTGAGTCGGCCGGCGGTCGATCAGCGGGTCCGTGAGGCTCGGGAACGTTGGCGCGTCGTGGCGTTCTGGTGTGACCCTTCGGGCGCGCGAGATGACGAGACCGGTGAGCGGTTCTGGGACAGCTACATCGAGGATTGGCGCCTGCTGTTCGGCAACTCGCTGACCAGGCTCCCGGCCGTCAAGACCGGACCGTATGCACATCCGATCATCTGGGACATGCGTAACCCGATCCACACGCAGTTGTTCGTCGCCGAGGCTGAGCGGTTCGTCTCGGAGGTCAAGGACAAACGCCTCACCCACGACCGCAACATGCTGCTACGGGCGCACGCACTCAATGCCAAACGCGCACCGGGGAAATACGGCGTCTCGCTGATGAAAAAGCACCGCGAGTCAGCCAAGAAGATCGACGCCGCGGTAGCCGCCGTGGGCGCCCGCCTGATGTACCACCAGCTCAACGCCAAACCGCAACAAGGTCAGTTCGCCCCAGGACGCGGGCGAATGATCGCCAGACGATAGGAGGTCTACCCGCGTGACACTTCCTCTCGTTGACATGCTGCCCGTCACCGCCACCAGCGCCGAGCTGTCCGAACAAGAGCAGCTCATCGCCTGGCGCCTGGCATCAGTGCTGTTCAACCGCCGCGGTGAATACCTACTCTCGCGTGCGTTCTACGAGGGCATGCAGCCGATCAAGTCGCTAGGTATCTCGATTCCGCCCGAACTGGAGACGCTGCGCGCCATCCTGGGCTGGAACGGCTCAGCGATTGACGCCGTGTCGGACCGGCTTTCGCTGCAGGGAATCCTGCTCAAGGGCAAGTCAGAAGTTGACGACGAGCTGCAAGAGGTATTCCAGGCGAACAACATCGACGCCGAAGCCCCTATGGTGCATGATGATTCGATGATCGACGGCAACGGTTACGTGCTGATCGGCACACGCCCCGATGGCTCTCCGCTCATCACCGCCGAATCGCCGCTGAACATGACCGCCTACGTCGACCGGGCCACCGGCATCACGACGTGCGCCTATCAGACCTATCTCGACATCGATCCGAACAGTAAGCACTACGCGCACATGCGCGCCGCGCTCTACACGCCCCGGGCCACAACCCACATGGTGTCAGCGGGTGGTTCCTGGCTGGTCATCGACCGCGACGAACACCCAGAGACCGCCGAATTCGGCTGCCCAGTCGTAGCTTTCCCGAACCGGGCCACCACACAGCAGCGCTGGGGCACCTCGGAAATCCTGCCCGCCTGGCGCAACTGCACGAACCGCGCGGCCCGCACACAGGTGTCAGTCGAGGTGATGCGCGAGTTCCACATCATCCAGAAGATCATGATCCTGGGCGCCACCGAGAAGGCGTTTCAGGACAACAACGGCCAATTCATAGACGCCTGGAAGGCGTACATGGATTTCATGCCGATGATCGAGGCCGACGAACAGGGCAATGTCCCCAAGGTCGAGGTGATCCAAGGTCAGTCACCCGACGGACTGCTCAAGATCGTTGATTCAGAAGCACGCCTATTCGCCGGCATGACCGGACTCGATCCACAGAGCATGGGCATCATCAACACCGGAAACCCGGTATCGGGTGACTCAATTGGTAAGGCAGATTTCCGGCTCAAGCGCCGCACCGACCGCAAGGCTAAGGCGAACGGCAACGGCTGGGTCAACGTCGCTAAGTGGACCTACCTGGTGCGAGGCGACAATCGCGCCGAGCTGAACACCGCCGAGGCCGATTGGGGCCCGACTGGCATCCCGACACCGGGTGCCGACGCCGATGCCGCGGTGAAGCGATCCGGTGCCCAGCTCATCCCGCCGAGGTCTGAGACCGAGCTCGCGCGCCAGGGCTACAGCGCTATCGAGCGCGAGAACATCGCCGAGGAATGGCGCGCGGCCGACGCGCAGCGCCTGATCGACGCGGTGACCGGCCAGCTGCAGCAGTTCGCGACGCAGCCGGTGGACAACCAGTTCAGCGGCCAGAGCGACCAGTCCAACTCGGGCGATGACACAGGCGACGACTCAGCAGACGCCGGCTGACCTTAAGCACTGGCAGGTCGCGACCGACGCCCTGGCGATCCAAGCGACCGGACAACTGGCCAATCAGCTTGCAAGGCTGGACTGGTCGAGTCCGGGCATCGCTACGGTGGTCAAGGGAATCTACGGCGGCATCGTCACCGGCTACCGCAACGCGTCCTCGGTGCTGTCGCTGCAGATCTACGGCGATCTGCGCCAGCGCGCCGGGATCGACGGCCGGTTCAAAACGGTCATGGCTCCCGATGCCTCGATGGACTGGATTGGCGCCAAGGTTGACAGCGCGTTCAAGGTCTCCAATGAGGCACGGCAACTAGCGGCCCGGGAGATCACCGCGGCGCGGGCAACGTCGTCCACCGCACGCATAGCTGCTACCAGCGCGAACATCGCCGAGCGGACTACTTCGGATCTCGCCACCGAGAAGCCGTCCACCCTCGCCGCCGATGAGCACGTGGACATCAGCGGCGCTGACCTGATCGAGAACGTCGTCAGCTCGCGCCTGGAAAACTCGATGCAGCGGATGGTCGCCTCGGGCGGGCGCCAGACCGTAGCCATGACCGCGGCCGCCAACGGCGACCAATACACCCACGCGCCGACAAAACCGGGTGCTGTGGGCGGTGACCCCGCCTATTACGTGCGCGTCCCAACCTCGATGCGCCCGTGCGCGTTCTGCGTGATGATGGCGACCCGCGACGCCGATTGGCGCCCGTACAAGAGCGAAGCATCGGCGGGCACTGTCGTCGGTACCGCCCGCGGGGTGCCGCGCGGCAAGCAGGACATCGGCGATCGCTACCACGATCACTGCCAGTGCATCGCGGTTCCAGTATTTGCGGGCAAGCCGCCCGTGTTCGACCGGCAGCCCTATTTCGACATGTACGACAAGGCCGCGGCGAACGTTGGCGTCCGCGACGCCAAAAAGATTCTGGCAGCAATGCGCCAGATGTACGGCCTCGCCTGAGGCCGTATCTCACCGGCAAGTGCCGACCCCGAAAAGCCCAAGGAGGCTGACGTTTTCATGTCCGATACACCGACTCCGAACAACATGCCCGGCGCCAACGCGGGCGAACCTGCGAAGGCGCCCGCCTCGGCCACGCCAGCGGCCCAGACTCCCCCTTGGGGTGCTGATCCGGGCAACTACGACCCCGACAAGGCCGCGACGCTGATCAGCAACCTGCGTGACAGCGAGAAGACCCAGAAGGCCGAAATCGAGTCACTCAAGGCACAATTGGCGACCGCAAAGCCACTGCTGGATGCCGCCGAGCAGCAGCGCCAGCGCGAGCAGGGTGAGGCCGCGACGCTGCGCGAGCAGATGGGCACCCTTCAGGCACAGCTCGACGCCGCGCAGACGGCAGCCAAGACCAACCTTGGATCGGCATTGCAGGCCAAGGCCGAAGCACTCGGCGCGAGTCGCCCGGACGGCGCATTCGTCAACCCCAGCACAGCTGCCCGGCTCATTGACCTGACCGAATGTCTCACCGACAGCGGCCAGATCAACGAGGCCGCCATCGCGTCGAAGCTCGACGCACTCGCACAATCCGACCCCTACCTGATCGCCTCGGCGACACCGGGGGCCAGGAAGCCCAATCCCGCGCAAGGGCAAGGGAATGGGGCCGTCTCAGCCGCAGACGTCCAGCAGCACGCCGAGAAGTCAGGCGATGTCAAGGGCGCTCTACGGGCTGCGGCGCAACAGCTCATCGAAGCAAGGCAATCCCCGACCTACTGAAAGGAGTAGGCAGACATGACCGTTAACACCATCACCGGCGCTGCATCGACCTTCAACTCCCCCAACTACACGGGCCTGTTGTTCCAGATCTCGCCCCTTGACACCCCATTCTTCACTGCCATCGGCGCATTCTCCGAGCCGCTGCCGACCACGAGTACAGCATTCCAGTGGCAGACCGAGGGCATCGAGTCCAGCTCGACCAACAACGCCAAGCTGGAGGGCGCGCCGGCACCCGCAGCTACCGAGGTTGGGCGCCTTCCGCAGTCCAACGTCGTGGAGATCCATCACGAGTCGTTCGAGGTGACCTACACCAAGCAGGCTGCCGTGGGCCAGCTTTCGGGTCTGAACACCGCGGATGGCTCCAACCCCGTCCAGGACGAGGTGATGCACCAGAGCCAGCTCAAGCTGCTCAAGATCGCCAAGGATCTGAACAAGTCGTTCCTGAACGGCGTGTACGCGAACCCGAACGTGGGCACCTCCCCGCGGCAGACGTGCGGCATCTTCAACGCCGTTCTGACCAACGTGTTCGCCAACGGCGGCACCAAGCGCGCCATCACCAAGGCCATCGTCGACGGCGCGCTGGCGAACATCTACCAGAATGGCCCGCTGTCGCCGGCCTCCACGATGTTCGTGGTCAACCCGGCCCAGAAGATCGCGCTGACCAATCTCTACGGCCAGATGCCGTTGAACCATGCGCCACTGAGCCGCAACGTCGGCGGTCTGAACATCCAGACCCTGGTGACCGACTTCGGTGACTTCGGCATCCTGATCGACCGTGATGCGCCGACCGATCGGATCGGCATCGTCGATCTGGCCGTGTGCGCACCGCGGTTCCTGTCGCGCCCGGGCCACCCGCTGGTGACCGCCGAGCCGCTGGCCAAGACCGGCAGCTCGGATAAGTACCAGATCTATTGCGAGGCCGGTCTGCAGTACGGACCGGAGACCTACCACGGCGTGATCGGCGATCTGCTGAACCCGCTGACCGGTTCGTAAACCCAATCAAGAGAGAGGGATTCAATCATGGGACTACGCGTATTTGAGGCACCCAAGGGCTACCACATGTCCGACGACGGCCTGGTGCCGTGGGCATACTTCCAGCCCGAGCTGACCGCGGACGGCCAGAACCGTGTCTTCCGGTTCAGCACTGCCGACCAAACGGTCATCGAGCGCGTTCTCGCGAACGTGCCCGGTGTTGTGGAGGTCACCCCAGCCGAGCCTCAAGAGCAGCCCGCACCGGAGCAGCCCGTCGAACAGCCCGAGCCGCAGCAGCAAGGCGCTGCCGGTAAGGGTTCGCGGTAACCGTGAGCGCCCCGGTACCGCCGCCCACGTACGCCACGGCCGTCGAACTGGCCACGTACATGCAGACGACTTTCGACGCTGGCCAACAGGCCACGGCGGATCAACTACTGGGGTTCGCGGCGTTGCTCATCCGCAACGAGTATCGGGACATCGATTCGCGCACGCCGCCTATCGATCCCGGTCTGCCGAAATTGGTGTCCCTGGAGCTGGTCTCGCGCAAGATGATCGAGATCAGCACCAGGGGCGCCAAGTCCATCACTGAAGCGATGGACGACATCACCTATACCGAGGTGCACGACGGCCGATTCGGGGGGCTCGCGCTCGACGCGTGGGCGTTGCAGCTGCTGTCCCCGACCGATTCATCCTCTGGGCAGCGCGCCTTCGGTGTGCGCACTATCGGCCCCACCGCGCAGGTACCCAACAATCCGTGGGATCAGCAGAGCTGCGACGGATTTGCCTACGAGGTGTACCCATTTCCCTACTGACAGTGCGCTACGGCGAGCCGGTCCAAGTGGCCCGGCCCGTGCGCGACGGAAGCGATCAAGAGATCTCGCCGGTCGGCACTATCAACAACACCGTGTTCGGACGCATCCGCTCAGCGAGCCTCGATCACGAGGACCGCGGCCGGCGCAGCACCGTTGAGCGGAACTGGTTTTGCCCAACTGGCTCGAATGTGCAACAGGGCGACCGGATCACGCGCACCAACGGAGATACCTACTCGGTCATCTCTGACGCGCACGGCGACGCCAACCATCCGATCACCGGCCATCGATTCGGCTATGTCAAGTACCGACTTAGGAGGGTGATCGCACCCCGTGGATGACATCAATATTCCCAAGCCCAACAAGGCCATTGCCCAGATCCTCATGTCACCGAAGATGGCACGGATCATGCGCCTGAAGGCAGAAGCGGCCAAGGTGCGTTACCAGGGCATCGTCGCCAAGCGAACGGGGCGCCTGGGCGCATCTGCACGCGTCCGGGTGTTCATCGGCGGCTACAAGGCTGACCGCTGGGTGTCCCAACTCATCGTCGGCGACGGTCTGCGCTACGGCGCATCGCACGAATTTGGACACGAGTCAGAGCGCGATGATCGCGGCCGGTTCGTGAAGCGCCGCAAGAAATCACCGATCCGTCGCAAGCAGGAAGCGGCCAAGGATCTCAAGAAGGTGCTGGCATCCCTGAGGGCGTCCTCATGACCACCTTCTGGACTCCCCCCTCATGGCTGCCCGCCTGGTACACGGTCCGATCGGTCATGGTCGAGGACGCGCTCACGGCCATGTTCAAGCCCTTGCTGCCAACCGTGCAGGTTGTCAACCAACTGCCCGACGGCACCCTTGATACCGGCTGGACCGGGCGCCTGCTCTACATCGCTCGCGGTGGCGGCGGGATCACGGTCCGTCACGACGAGGCCCCGGCCCTGATCGCGTCGATCACGAATTCGCGCACCGATTCCAACTCACTCATCGGCTGGGTGCGTGACGTGCTGTCGTGCGTCGAGGACGAAATCGACATCGACATGCCCGACGGCACCACGGCTCAGATCACAGAAGTCAGAGAAGTCAGCGGCCCCGAGGAAGTCCCCGGCGCCGAATACGACGAACGCATCGTGCCGGCCACGTTCGCGTTCACGTTCGCCACTCCCCTCGAAATGCCGGACTACTCCCGGTATCTCGGCAGCTAAGCACCGAAAGGAACCCATCATGCCCGTAACTCTTCCCCCGTCGATCAAGGCGTACAAGGGATCTCAGAAGTCTCTGCAGATCGCACCGCTGGACATGCTCGTGTCCCTCTGCCGCGCCGACTCCAACCCGATTCTCGGCAGCGCTATCGAAGGAAGCAACGGCTACCCCGCCATTCCGCCCGCCTACCGCGGTGTCGGGTACATCGCCAAGGATTCTGGCATCAATGTGTCGTTCGACATGAGCGCCAACAACATCGAATCTGCCGGTGAGGGTCTGCCCACGCGCATCATCATCGACAAGCAGTCCGTTTCGGCGGATTTCGAGATGCGCCAGATCCAGCGCCAGAACCTGGAACTGATGTTCAGCGCTGACTACTCGAGCATCGTGCCGACCGCCAATGGTGGCATCCACGCACCGATCGCAACCGTGCCTCAGAACCAGGAGTACCGCGCGTTGCTGCTCGGCCAGGACAACTACAACGGCTTGCCGATCTACTTCGGTTACAACCTCAACCGTGTGCAGGTGTCCAAGCTCGACAATCAGAAGTGGAGCCAGAAGGACACCCTTCTGTGGCACCCCACGATCACCACGATCGTCGACGACATGGACCTGGACAACCTGGGCGAGTTCTTCATCTTCGGCCCCGGATTCCAGGCCCTACAGGGTGTCGCCGACACCGGGTTCACCGCGCCGGTTCTGTCGTGGATCAACATCACGCCGCCGTCGAGCGCGCTGTCGGTCTCGCTGGCCGGTGTCAACACGGTGCAGCTGCACGTCACCGACAACAACGGTGTGGACCGCACTGCCGCGGCCACGTACACATCGGGCACGACGGCCAACGCGACGGTCAACAGCACCGGCCTGGTTACCGGTGTCGCCACCGGTTCGTCGGTGATCACCGCGGCGTACGGCGGCAAGACGGCGACCACCTCGGTCACTGTCACCGCCTAAGCGGCACAACCTCAAGTAGCACCCCCCGGCGTCCACTTCGGGCGCCGGGGGCTCACCCATACCCATTGGAGGAAAGTTCCCCATGACCACCACCGCCAAGACCACACGCAGCGCCAAGGCCAAAGCTGGCCGGTTCTACGAGATCCTCAAGGAAGTCGGCGCCGAGCCGTACACCCTGACCCCCGAGATCCAGATCCCCCGCATGGGCATCGACGCACGCAACCGCTGGCGCGACGCGTCCTACCTCTCTCTGCAGGAGAGCGTCCTGCAGGCCCAAGCGCTCGCGTCCGGCGCCAAGCACGAACGCAAAGACTTCAGCGAGACCATTGAGCGCTGCCTCCTGGGTGGCCAGTACGACGCCGTGCGTGAGCTGTTCGCGGACAACGCCGCCGCATGGGACGTGTTCCTCAACGAGATTCGCGAATTCAACAAGGTAGACGGAACCGATCTCGAGGTCGACGAGGGAAAAGGCGACGCGCCCGAGACATCCGAGTCGTCCGGGTAGTCAACGCCGCATGGTCTGACATACAGCTCGACTTCCAGGAAGTGTTACGGGTCAACGCCCTTGACTACTTCCTGGAAGTACCGGGACGCACCTGGGAGCAGTTCCTCGAATTCTTCGATGACATGTGCCGTCGGCAGGGCACCGCGCTATGGTCTCGGGCCGCAACAGATCCCGCGCTACTGGCCAGCGTTGGCGATATGACCGAGGACCAGATCAGCGAGATCTTGGAACGTTCGGAGATCGAGCCGCATCACCGCTACACCCCCGAAGTGCGCGAGATGCGCAATATCTGCGATCGCCTCATCAGCTTGACCGCGGTCATGGGCCACGCCCCTCAGTCGTCGGTCAAGTACATGCCGCGCCCCGAGATGCTCGGCGATCTCATCCGTGAGCGAGCGACGGACTACTCACACATGCATCTGGACGCCACTCTCGCTGCAGCACAGCGCAATTACCTGGAACAGATCGCGAACGGAGGTGTTCATTGACCGTCTATGACGCTGGCGATGCCGCGGTCAACATCCGGCCCGGCGGCCTCAGCGAGTTCCGCAAGGAACTGGACGCGTTCCTGCGATCAGTCGACGCCCGGCTCGCGGTCGCCATCCACCCGAACATCGCACAAGCCAAGGCCGATATTGAGCGCTGGCGCCACGAAGAGCAGGCCAAGCACGTCGACATGCGCGTGGACGCCCGGCTGGCCGAGGCCGAGGCTCAGGTCGCTCGCTGGCGTGCATCGCAGGAAGCCAATCCGGTCCGTATTCAGATCAAGGCCGATCAGGATCAGGCGAATCGGGAGATCTCCCGCGCGGTCGGTGGTGCCAAGTCCAAGGCCCTGGAGGGTCTGAAAAGGGATCTCCAGCTCAACCTGAAAATCGCTGGTGTGGCTGGTATTCCGTCGGCGATCACCGGCGTCGCCGGACTCACCAGCGGCCTAGTGGAGCTGTCGCGGGCGGCTCTGCTGGTACCGGGAGCCCTGGCCGGTATCGGTGCTGCCGTCGCCTCCCTGGCCACCGGACTATCGGGCGTCAAAGAGGCATTCTCGGCGTACAACAAGGCGCAGGACGATTCGGTCGAGTCGACCCGGCAGGCATCAGAGAATCAGCGCGCAGCCGAGCGCGCGGCTCGCGACTATTCGCGCGCGCAGCAGGACGTGACGATTGCCGTCCGCGACGCGCAGAATGAGATCCGCGACCTGAATCTTGAACTCAAGGGTTCCGCGCTCGACGAAGCCGACGCAATTCTCAATCTTCAGCAGGCACAAGAGGATTACGCCAAGGGCGGATTTAGGACACAGATCGAACAGCAGCGGGCCCAACTGCGCATCCTGCAGAGCGAGCAGCGCGTCGAGGAAGTGCGCAACCGCAACTCAGAGTTGGCGCAGAAGACCGCCGACGCGAATGCGCGCGGTGTTGCAGGCGCTCCGGGCGTAGTCTCCGCCAACGATCGACTGGCCTCGGCCAATGATGCCGTTCAGGCGGCGCAACAGCGCACCGTTGCAAGCACTTTGGGCGTCGAGAAGGCCCTAGCGCACCTGTCCCCCAAGGCGAAGGAATTCGTCACGGACATGTCGGCGATGCGCGGCCAGCTGCGCGAACAGTTCAAGTTCCCGGCGCAGGACGCCCTATTCGACGGCCTGAGCAGCAAGGTCAAGTCATTCGTTGCCGCTGATCTGCCGCTGGTCTCCAAGGGGTTCGTCGGGATCAACACCGGCATCAATCACACGGTCGGCAACCTGCTGGATTCTCTTAAATCGACTGGCGGGCAGAGCATCCTGACGCGCATTCTCGGCAATACAGGCGGCGCGCAAGAGCAGTTCTCGCACGCGATCGACCCCCTCGTCAAGGGCTTGGGCACGCTGGCCGCTGCCGGTTCAGACTCACTGCCGCGCCTGGCCAAGGCGTTCACCGATGTCTCTACCCGGTTCGCTAATTTCATCGAGGCGGCAGACAAGGACGGGCGCCTGGCGCACTGGATTGACAACGGCATCAACGCCGCTCGTGAACTGGGCCACGTGTTCCACAACATCGGTTCGACCCTCGCATCGGTATCACGCGCGTTCGGCGGCGATTTCATGACGCGACTTGATCACGTGACCAAGAAGATGGCCGATTTCTTCCAATCATCGAAGGGGCAACAGGACCTCAAGGGCATCTTTGCCCAAGGGCACGCCGAGCTGGCGAAGTGGCTGCCGATGCTCAAAGAGTTGGGCCCGATCATCGGCGCCGTGTTCAAGTCGGCAGCAGACCTCACTGGCGGATGGCTCACCGTGCTCACGCCGATCGCCGGCATCCTGCGCACCCAGCCTGGGCTACTGCGCGCTGTCGTCGATGCCGTTCTGCTCTGGAAAACGATCACCCCGATCACTCGGGCAACCGGCGATGGGTTCCGCGCCATGGGCGACTTCCTGGCCAAGGTGCGCAACGAAACCGAGAACATCGCCACGTCGGCTGCCAAGGCCGAGAGTGCTGCCGCGCCGAAGTACGCGAACCTCAAGGAGTACACCGCGGCCATCCGCCGGGAAGCCGAAGCGATGGGTACCGCGATGCCCGGCGCGGCAGCGGTTCTGCAGGGCTACTACCGGCAAGCCGAGCAGGGTGCCAAGAAGTCGGCCGACGCCATGGAAAGCGGCATGAGCCGATCCGCCAGGGCAGCCGAGGAGGCCGCGGGCAATGAGGCCAAGGGAGTCGGACGGTTCGGCAAGGCGGTCGGCGCGCTCTCGGCATTCGGTGGCCCACTGACCATCCTCGCCGCGACCGCAATCCCCTTGGTGATCGATGCGTTCTCTCACATGAACGACGCCACCGACCAGGCGGCAGAGCACGCGCGCAAGCTCAAGGAAATGGAGGACGATCTCAAGTCATCCATCGACGCGGTGACCGGCGCCATCACCGCCCAAGCCCGCCTCACGCTGGCCGATCAGTTCCAGAACGCCACCCTGACCGGCGGGCCGCTGGGCAAGCCCGAACTGAAGAATGCGCTGAATGCGGCCGATTCGCTGGGCATTAACACCACTGACCTCGTGTCGGCGGCAGGCGGCGACAAGGGCAAGGCCGATGCCATCCGAGGCAAGCTCGTCGACAAGATCAAGTCCGAGCACATTGTCGATTCGGCTGCGTCCGCGATCTCGGGCGCCAACGAGAACGTCTCGGTGGATGAAGCACGGGACTTGCTGGCACGTGCCCAGATTGGCGACAAGGCTGCCGTTGACCGTCTCGCGCAACTGCGAGTCAGCTCCGGTAGCGAAAGCAAGGTCGACCAATCGTTCCTCGATACGCAGCAGGGCCAGTTCAGCGAGCAGGGTCGCGATTCGGCTTTCGTTGGGCGCCAGCTGCAGGACTCGCTCAACTCGACCGTCAACGCACAGGGCTCATTGGGGCAGAAGAACCAAGCGGCGGCGGGCAACCCAACGCTAAACCCACAGGGGCAGGGCCTGTTTGGCTCGGGCGCAGTGGTCAAGACGGACGGTCTCAACTACGACGTGATTCTGCCGGGAGCGCCGACACCGGAGCAGATGAAACAGCTCGGCGAGGCTGGACGCGTCGCGCAGTACCCAGCACCGGATAACCGCTGGTACGTGCAGCTCAACCCCGAAACGGTGGCCACTGATGTTCTGCGCGGCTATGACTCGGGCGGTTGGACTCCCTCAGGCAAGGGGCCGGGACCGACCGGCGGTTACATCGCCGAGGTCCATCCCGAAGAGTTCGTCATCAATCGCGAAGCGGCACGGCGCGTTCCGTCGTCGTTCCTGCACGCGCTCAATAGTGGCGCCGTTGATACCTCAATGCTGCCGGGCTACAAGGTGGGCGGCGAGGTCGGCGACGATGGCCTGGGCATTGTCCGTCACCTGACCGACGGTCTCGGGGTGCTGCCTGGCCCCCTACCCGGTGCGGACAACGATCCGGCTGGCCTCATCCCGCAACGGTTGGTTGGTGGCGGCAATCAGGTTGGTGCGCCGGTCAATCCCCTTGACTGGATGAACTCGCTCCCGGACAAGGTAAACCCGGAACACATCGCCATGAAGGCCGGAAACATCCTGCTCAGTGGAGTATTGGGGTTCTTCGGTCTGGACAATTCGATCCTGTCGCCGTCAAACCCATGGAACCAGGCGATCCAACAGACCGTCGGTGGTTTGAGCAAGGGCGTCGGCCCATACACGAAGGCCAACCCGACCGCCGGTGTCGACATGCAGAACTATGTCGACGGCAACATTCCGGCGATCCTGCAGAACGCGGCGGGCGGCGCATACAAGGGTGTGCCGTCCGGCGTACAGGGAATGTCGAGCGGCTCGACGACTTCGGGAACGGGTTCTAACTCCGGGTCGGTGGCGCCCACGGGTTCCGGCGCGGAACGCTGGCGCCCGATCGTCATGAAAGCCCTGCAGGAAGTGGGCCCGCGGTACGGCATCACGAACACCAAGGCGTGGGCCGATGCGATGGTTCGCCAGATCCAAACCGAGTCGGGCGGCAACGAGAACGCCTACAACGGCAACGACACCGACGGCAAGGGCGGTCACCAGCAGGTCTACGGCCTGGGCCAGTTCCTAACCTCGACGTTCAACGCGCACAACATCACTGGTGGTTCGATCAACAGCGGCGAGGCGCAGGTCTACGCCATGATCGATTACGTCGCCAAGCGCTACGGCATGGATTCGACGGGTGGGCCGAACTACATCGGCCAGGGCCACGGCTACGCCGACGGCGGAACGGTCATCGGGCCCACCGGTGTCGACGTGATCAACGCCAACCTGACCGCCGGTGAAACCGTCATCAATCGTTCGGCGTCCAACCGCTACGGCACCGCGGCACTGGCGTCGGTCAACGCCGGTACCGCACGTATCGACCCGACGCCAACACCGGGCGGCATGTCAACGGCCGGCGCGGCGAGCGCCATCGCAGGCGCAGCACAGCCGATCCCCATCAAGCCCCTACAGCCGAATGCACCGATCGTGGCTCCTCCTGCTGGCGCGGGCCCGGCTGCCACTCCCCCGCCTGCAGCCGCAGCACCGTCTCCTGCGCCCCCGGCGGCGCAGCAGCCGCAGGAAGCCACCGGCCCGCAGGAGACCCCACAACAAGGCGCCTCGGCTCAGCCCAGCATCGCCCCGGCGCCGGCCTCGGAGGATCACGAACTGCCCGCACTCAAGCAGGGCATCACCGACGGGGCCGCGCAGCTCGGCACGCTGCTACAGGCCGCAGCGGGTGCTGGTGGGTCCATGGGCGGCGGCATGGGTGCGATGGCGGGCCCGATGATCCAAGGCGCTACGCAGATGGGCGGTCACCTGGCCAACGACGTTGCCAACATCTTCAGCTCTGCACTGGTCGGCAACCTCGGGGACAACACGACCACGGGCGCCTATGGCGCCCCGGTTGTTTCGGCACCGCCGCAGCCCTCGACCGTCAACCGCAATACCTACTTCGGTGATGTGTCCGCATCGGACCCGACCGACTTCCTCAATAAGCAGCGGCTCTACGAGCAGCAGCGCGAGCAGTCGCTGGTCAGCTATGTCCCATAGGGGGTTGCCTTGTCGCAGTTCATGACGTTGGACATCCTCGGGCGCGACCAGTCGTTTTGGCGCGTCATGGGTCCGGGCGCCGGTCAGCAGCACGCCAGGCTGATGCCCAAGTCCACGGGCGTGTTTGATCTGGGCGTCAAAACGCGTTGGGTGACCAACGCATTCGGTCAGCGCTACCAGGACTACCGGTTCGAGAAGCGCACGTTTGTCATGACGTTCAACGCGTTCAACTGCGACAAGCACACATGGGCTGATGTGGCCACCCGCCTCGGGTACGCGTTCGACTATGACGAGCAGACGACACTGCGATTCACCGGGCCCGATGGTGTGCGGGACATGTTCGTGCGCAAGGAAAGTCAATCCACGGCATTTTCAACGCAGCCCTGGGAACAGAAAGACCCGTTCCTCTTCGGCGACTCCTCGGAAATGTTCACCCTCTCGGCTGAACTGCCGTTTTATGTCGGGGCGCCCCTCGTGCAGGAGTGGATCAACCCCAACCCGGCCGGATGGTTCGAGTTCACGTTCAGCAATCCGGGCCCGGTGCCGGTGTGGCCGAGCTGGACGCTCTCATCGAACGCAGCGTTCATCGTGCCTGATTCGTGCTGGGGTTCGCCGATGCTCGGGCGTCCTGTCGAGGACATGGGCCGCACCGTGCCGATTCCGCCGACGACAACCACTGACGGCCTCGGCATCGTGGTCGATTCAGATCCGCGCAACCAAACCATCCTGTCGACGAATGCAACTCTTGTGCAGGGCCGCTGGCAGGGTATGGATCTGCGCTACCCGGTGGTGTCCGGTCTCGCGGACTCCAAGGCGACCGCAGTGGTTTCCGGTGCCGGGTCTGCCGGTTCGAGCTGCCGCCTGACAATCCCGCGCTGGTATGACCGCCCGTTCGGGCGTCCGTTCGTCAAGGCGTCGATGTGATCAACGGAACCGCGCTGCTCGACGCAATCGAGCATGAGGTCAACCTCGTTCGCGCGCAGCAGGCCGTATATCGGCTGCAGCAGAACGAGATCGAGACCTGGGTCAATAATCCCGATGGTTCGGCCGGCGCCCAGTTCCTGGCCAGCATCAGCGACCAGGCTGTCATCAAACAGAGCTGGCCGCAGCGTAAGAACATCAGCTCGCAGGGCTATATCGAGTTGCCAACCGATCATGCGGTGGCCCGCTACGCCATGGGCCTGCCGAACAACCCGGTGGCCAAAAAGAACCTGCTGATCTCGATCTCGCGGTACAACGGCAAGTGGCGCTGGTCAGGGCTGCTGCGCTATTGGAAGCTGCAGCGCCGCAACGGGATCTATTCGTTCGCCATCTACTTCAACGACGATTTGCAGTACCTGCAGTATTTGCTCGTACCTCCAAATCCAGCCCTACCGTTGCCAGTTTTCCAGTTCCCGCGCGAATTCTTCCTGTACGCCCCGCTGAAGTGGGCGATCAGCATGACCATGCTCATGCAGTTCATCCGGGTCGAGGGCCACCCATGGACGCTCCCCGACGACCCGTTCGACCTCAAACAGTGGACATCGCTTATTGACTGGGCGCAGTGGCAATGCCACGTCAAGGCGGACCCCTTCCTGCTCGATGACTCCAGCCTGTGGGGTTGCATCTCCTCGCGCATGAACGCCGCTGACGTGACGTTCGCCGACGCGCTCGACGACGGCCAGATGGTTATCGGCTACCGCCGGGTGTTCACCATCAAGGGCGAAAAGTACGACGGCCTGCTGACACCATCAGTTGCCAATGGTGCGTTGGTGTTCGAGGTATTCGACCGCTCCGGGTTCTACCTTCCGGGCGGCACGTTCCTCAGCGGCACGATCGCCGAGGGATTCATCCGCACCGCCGTCACCTACGCGAACGGCTACTACGAGGACGCGTTCACCGTCGTCGGCGACAACGAAAGCCTGACCCCGGATCAGTACTACCAGTCCGGGTTCATGGGCACGTTCGCAACCAGGCCCTGGATCTGCATCAACGATGACCAATGGCATGACTTTGACAGCGAATTGTCTTGGTCCCCAGCGGGTCCGGTATCTGTGGTGGTCGGCGGTGACAATCCGACTGCGGACGCTATCGCACGTCTGATCATCGAGTCCGTTGGCGACATGATCGGTTACTTCCTGCTTGGCGGGTTCGCATCGGCCGGCGATATCGCCGCCGACGTGATCATGCCGTTCCTGGTGGGCACCATCGCCGCGTGGCTGGAATGGAAAAACATCGGTCGCACACGCGAACTCGGCTGGATGCATCTGATGGAGATGTACCAGTCCGGCGCGGAGAACAACGCATGGTCACTGTCGGCGACCGCTGCGATCCGTGGCGCGTTCACCTCGACGCGGGCCCAGACGGGCCATCAGATCAAGCTCGACGGTTCGCACTGGGTCATCCCCGGCCTGCATTTCGAGATCGGCGACCGCATCGGGTCCACACACTCCGAGCTGCTCAAGAACGGCATCGACGTCATGTTCGCCGATCAGGTCGAAGAGATGGTGCTGGCCGGCGACAACAGCGCCGGACAGCCGCTCACGTGGGACGTGACCATTGGCCTGAACAAGGCGGCAATGACGCAGGGTGAGCGCACCGCCCGCACCCTCAAGAAGGTTCTAGCCACCGTACAAAACATTGGAGTGCATCTCATCTCATGAGTGACAACGAGATTCAAGTAATGGTCTCCGATCGTGAGACGACAGTGGCCAAGCTCGTCGAGGCCCTCGGCGCACTCAAGACCGGTCGGCACAACGGAACCGAACACATCGGCCTGCCAGCTCCCGCGCGCCGGGCCGCAGCAGAAGGGTTGGCCGATTTGGGCTTTCGGTTCATTGAGGCGGTGGCGACCAAGCGGGTTGCGCACAAGCCGCAGACGTGGATGGGTGCCCACGCCGCGGCCAACACGGAAATGATCGACAAGGACACCGCGCTCGCGGCCATGCGTGAGTTCCGGCCCGATCTGGCCGAGAAGTACGAAGCGGCCACGACCGACGAGCAGCGAGAGGCCCTACTGGCCGAGCTGCGCCCCAAGGTGGCGGCGACCTTGGAGACCGCTAACGCACTCGATGAAGTATCAGATCAGCTGCGCGCCAAGGCTCGACACCAGGCGCACAACGAGCGCGAGGAACGCCAGCGCAAGGAACGGGAGGACGACTAAATGGCACTCGGCACACGCCCCAAGCTCGACAGTCTGGTGCTATCGCTTGGGCAGACATGGGTTGCGAACTTCTTTCCCCCTGCTGGCCAACAGTTCCCGACCGGCACGACGATCACGTGCACCATCGCCGACGCCGCCGGTCACGTGCTCCAGACATGGAACGCGACCGTCAGCCCGACCGTGGCGCAGTTCCTGGTGCCGTCGGCTCAGACCGACCCGATTCCGACCGGCGCCTATTTCATGGTGCAGGCCAACTACCCGGCGCAGAGCGCCCCCGTCGCGATCCCCGCGATCACAACGAATCTGAGCCGTGGATCGGTGGTGCGCGAGGATAACCCGACACCGCTGGCCACTCCGCAGGTCACCAACGTCGCACTGTCGTACGCCGATACCCCGAACCTTGCCGCGGGCGTCAACCCGAACTGGGTGCGCGTCGGCGGCACTGGCAGCCTCAAGGTCTGGGACAACTCGGCGCAGAGTCTCGCCCCTGGCCTCGCTGGCGATTTCGTGGTGTTCACCAGCACGGCGGCGCGCTGGGTCGCCCAAAACGCTACCGACTCGGTGAAGATCGATGTTCAGGTCATCCTGGGCGCTGTGAACTCGGGCAAGACAACCACGGTGTTGTGCTCGAACCAGTCGATGACCTCGTGGGTCGGTATGCGAATGCAGACCGGGATCTCGAACAACACCCTCGATATCGTGCTCGGGAGCGGCCCGACGACCTACACCGTCGAGGCCACCGTGGCGAACACGCTGCATAACAACGACCGGTACACGTTCGTCTATGACCCGATCGCTGATAAGTACTTGATCTACAAGACAAGCGATTTCAGCGCCCCCGTGCTCACGTGGCAGGACATGAGCCACTCGATTCCGCACGGCAACGGATACCGCTACCCGGGTCTGCTGTTCGAGGCGTCGCTGCTCTCGACCGGCGTGCAGGTCACCGGCTGGGCGATCGAGGACAACTAGGGCGATGACCGTTCCCGGCGCCCTGGGTGCAGGCGGGTTCAACCTGCCAGATCGGTTCGGTGTCACAGGCACCGACGGCTCAGCACCCCAGCTGGTCAACAACACCCAGACCTACATCACCGGCATCCTCAAAGCCCAGGTGAAGACGACCAACAGCTGGCAGACCCTCGGGTCGCAATTCGCCAACGCGCTGGTCGCCTGGCTCGGCCACACCCTCAATCTCGACGCCGCGACGCAAGCAGAGCTGACCGCGATCCTGACCGGAAACCTCAATGTCGTCGCCGAGATCCAGCAGGCGCTGCAGGGCATCGACCTATCCAACCCTGGCACTGTGATCGCCGCGATCGAGAACGCCGCGGGGAACCTGTTCAACGGGCTCATCCCGTCCTCGTGGGTCGCGAACGTCGTCACCGAGCTCGTGCCCAACGGGAACTTCCCGAATGCGCAGTCGGTGCAGCCGGGTTCGCCGTTCACGTGGGACGGGGCAACGGCCGGCGCGCTCAACGGGTTCAGCATCAAAGCCACGGCCAACGGCACGTTGCAGGTAATGCAGTCGCAGATGTTCCAGGTGGCACCCGGCCAGCAGATTGTCCTGAGTGCCTTTCCGCAGTGGGCCGCGCTGACGTTCACCTCGGGCAAGTTCCCGATTCAGGTCGGCATTACCCCGTATGCCGATAAGAACACCGCGGGCACGTTCCATGAGGTAGCGCAGATCTCGCCGTCGGTGGCCTCGTCGGGTGGATGGGCCGCGCAGCTGGCGGGAACCTACACGGTGCCACCGACAGGCGTCACGTGGGCGACCCTGACCGTGATGCTCACTCAGGACGCCACTGCGGGCATTGTGCGGTACTCCAACGCCTCGGCGCACATGTCGAACTCCTCAGGACTGCTCGCTGAACTACAGCAAGACCTCACGAACGCGGGCAACACCATCCAGCAGATCATCGACGCAATCAACGCCGCGGTCGGTGCTGCTGCCGGTCAGGCGGTGTCGTCAATCCAGGCGGTGATCGCCGGCATCCAGGCCGTAGCCCATCAGGCCGGTTCAGATCTGCAGTCGGCGATCGATGGCCTGCTCGGCGGCAGCAACAACCCGATCTCGGCCTTCGTCGCATCGCTCACGGGAACCAAAACGAAAGCAGCCGCGGCTCTTACCCCGTCATCGGTGATCAACGCGTCCCAGGTGAGCGGCCAACTTGCAGCCGGGAACATTCCGAACATCACCGCAGCCATGTCTACTGATCTAGCGACGGCAGTCAACAACCTCACCGCTGGGTACCAGAACATCTACAACGCATGGTTCGGTGGTACGTCTGCCACGGGCACGCCCGCGGAGGTCGCGGCGACCGTCGCGGCGATCAAGACCGCCGTCCAAAACGGATACACCGTCGACACCATCACCTCATCCACGACGTGGACCAAGCCATCGAATATCACTGAGCTGGTCGTCATCTGCGTTGCCGCCGGGCTCAACGGCGCCGACGGCACGCAAGGCAACAGCGGCTCCGAGCAGGCCGGCGGACTCGGCGGCATCGGCGGCGGCTACCTCGCCCAAGCACTGGACCCGAGCACGGTCTCCTCGACCGTCCCGGTAACGATCGGCTCCCCGGGCGCGCCAACCACGTCGTTCGGGTCCTACGCGTCAGCCACCTCGGGAACCGCCGGCGGTATCGCCTCCCAGTTCGGATACACCGCCACCTCCTCAACACCCGGCAGCGGCGGAAAGGGCGGCGCGGCGAACAACCTGAACGCCAGCAAGCACCAAGACCCCGGCACCGCGGGCACAGGATCCGCGGTCGCGGCCGGTGGCGGCGGTGGCAGTCCCGGAAATGCCGGATCACCCGGCGGGAGTGTGTCATCGGGCGCAATCACCAAATGCGGTGGTGGCGGCGGCGGTGGCGGCGGTGGCAAGTACGGAGACATCGGCGCCTCCGCTGGAAATGGCGGCGCGGGCGGATTCCCCGGCGGTGGCGGTGGCGGTGGCGGCGGTGCATCGGCAGGCATCAGCGGGGCCAGCAAGGGAACTGGCGGCGCCGGCGGTGCGGGCGTCGTGTTCGCCTATTACCGATAGGAGTTTGGGAATGCCTTTGACTGCAACGCTTATCGACGAGAATCTGCGCCAGTTCTGCCCAACCACCAATCACTATCGCTGCACCGACGGTGAGCGGGTCTGGCATCTGCTCGTCACGATCCCATCGCTGGATAGTGTCGGCATGATCAGCGAGATCCTCGGAACCACACTGCCAGCGGCCGAATCTCATCTAGTGCGGCATGCCGACGTATTTCTCGCCGACGAGAACGCCGCAGTTATTGACGCAGACGGCAATCCGGCGAACGGTATGACAGCGCTGGCGCAGACACCGAATTGCGACACACACGCCGCCGCGCTCGCAGAACTCGGATACGACCTGAACTGATGGCCTGGTCTTCCAACCCGACGCCCCCCTCGGCGCCGGGCGGTCAGTGGGGCCCGAGTCCGCCCGCGTCGTCGACCCCAGAGGGTGGCGCGTGGCGCGGAAGCGTCTCGTATTTCGCAGAATTCGGGCTCGCGATCACCCCGTCCCTAGCCGTGGCGGGCAGCTCAATCGCCAACGCGGCATTGAGCGTAGGCGTCTCTCCGTCGATCGGAATGCAGGGCGCCGGCATCTCCACGGCAGCCTTCGCGCTTCAGGTCACCCCCTCGATCGGCATGGTCGGAGGCACCCGCAACCCGGCATCGGTCGGCCTTACCGTGACACCAGCAATCGCCATGGCGGCAGCCGAACGGTACGCCGCGACGTTCGGGCTATCGGTAACCCCGCAGATCGGCATGGGCGGTTCGCCCAACTTCCCGTTCGCCCTGACCGTCACCCCGTCGATCGGTATGGCCGGCAGCGAGCAGTACCGGGCCGCTTTCGGTCTCGCCGTCAACCCGTCGCTGATCGTCACTGGCGCCGATCGCGAGCGCGGCGCGTTCGGCCTGACCGTCACGCCGTCGATCGGTATGACGGGCGCGTTCCCTGTGATGCCACCGAGCACCACTCCCTACTCAGCGGCCGGCACCTACACCTACACCATCCCGTACTGGTGCAACAAGATCGACGTGGTTCTGGTCGGCGGAGGCAAGGGCGGCGGCGGTGGCTGGGCCGGTGGCGTCACCGGAGGCGGCGGCAACGCCGGAACCTGGGCCACCATCACGCTCGTACGCGGTGTCGATATCCCCTGGACCACAAGCACCATCACGATCATCATCCCAGCGGCAGCAGCCGGTGGAACCAGCGGCAACAAGGGCGCCAACGGCGGCACCGTCACCGCATCGGCCACCGGCTGGACCGCTGGCCTATCAGCCGTCGGTGGCACCGCCGACCAGTTCGGCACAACACAGACCGGACAGTCACCAGGAACCCAGAACTTCAACACACAGCCCTACCCCGGCGGCGCCGCGCAACCCAGCGCCAGCGGTAACGGCAACGCGCCAGGCGGCGGCGGCGCGGGCGGCAACGGCGGCATCTTCTCGGGCAACACGGGCGGTCTCGGCGGTGTCGGTGGCGCCTGGTGCCGCGCATATCAGTAGCCACTCACCTACAGGAAGGACAAACAATGAGCATCCCCAACAACACACATCAAGTCGCCTCCAATGCCATAGCCGCTCTCGGCAATTGGATCGGCTTACATACCGGAGCAGGCGGCGGCACCACCGGCGCCAACGAGGCCACTGGCGCTCCCTATGCGCGCCAACAAATCAGCGGCGGCTGGTCACCGGGCACGACCGGGATCAACACCGGCACCCCCGTCGCCGTCCCGTGCCCAGCAGGAACCTACACCGAGGGAAGCATCTGGTCCGCCCAGACAGCCGGCACATTCGTCGGCTCAAACCCTTTCGCCGGCGGCAGCGTCATCGTCTCAGGAACCAACGCATCCATCGTCGTCACCCCCACCATCAACGGATAGAAAGGCCACGCACACATGGACGTTCAAACAGATCATCAGATCGTCGGATTCGGCCCCAACATCATGCAGCTGTTCAATTCGGCCGACGGCAAGGTCATCGTCACCGCCGAACGCAGCGACCCTGAGAGCGCATGGACCATCAAGGCCGACGGCGCTGCCGATACCACTGCCACCGACCGCGGCGCCGCAATCGGCGCCATGGTCGACATGGCCCTCGAAGTCGGCCCGGCCACCGGCTACTCAACGCTGGTCCCTCATGGCTTGGCCGAGCAACCGTGATCGGCCAGATCTGTCGACACGGCGCGTTCTACACCCTCGTGTTCGCAATCGGTTTTCGTCTCGGATGGGAACTGTCCGAACGCATTTCGTCCTACGCCGAAGAACTCGATCCGCGCGTTGACGGGCGCTGGTAACCCGCGCGCCAACTCCCCTCATCTCAACCATGAAAGGAATCTCATGACCCTCCAAGGACTGGACTATGCCGGCGGCATCATCGGCGGCGGCACCGTCGTGGCATCCGGTTACGCGTTCGTCTGCCGCTATCTATCCGATGGCGGCTCGACGCTGCCCAACAAGAAGCTGACGCCGAGCGAGGCCGCAGACCTACAGGCCAATGGCGTTGGCATCGTGTCGAACTGGGAAACCACCGCCGATATGATGCTCGGCGGCTATCAGCAGGGCGTCGTCGATGCGCAGCGGGCATGGGCGCAGCACAAGGCGTGCGGCGGTCCCGATGGCCGGCCGATCTATTTCTCTGCCGACTTCGACGCCACCCCGGCCCAGCAGGCACAGATCGACGACTATCTGCGTGGTGCTGCCTCGGTGATCGGGTTCGCCCAAGTCGGCATCTACGGCGGCTACTGGCCCGTGTCCCGCGCACTGTCCAACGGCACCGCAGCCTGGGCATGGCAGACACAGGCATGGTCCGGCGGCAACCAGGACTCACGAATCAACCTGCTGCAGAACAACAACGCCGGGTACGCCTACGTCGGCGGCGTGCAGTGCGACCTGAATCAAGCACTCACCGCAGATTTCGGCCAGTGGAACGCCGCCGTGCCGACCACCCCGCCGGTAACACCGCCAGTAACCCCACCGACAGGAGAACCGCCCGTGTCCAACCCCAACGCCAACGCCAGCCCGCAATCGGTCGCCGACTCACTCGATGGAATTCTCGATGGCAAGCCGCTGGACTACCGCGTCGTCGACATGCTGCGCGTGCGCCAGCTCGGCGACATAGCCTCGAACACCGACCCGAACGCGCCAGGCGCTCCGGGACCGAACGCCGAGGGGCCGAACCGCTCCACCTCGGTATTCGATCAGGTCAAGACACTGGCCGATGTGCTCACCGGACGGTGGGAGATCAACGGCAAGTTCTACGACTTCGGCGAGCTGCTGTACCTGGTCGCCGTCAAGCTCGGTGTCGGCTCGTGACCTGGGCTGACGTCGCCTGCAAGCTCGACGGCATCACGCACGTACGGCACGCCGCGCTCACCTTCAACGGCACATGGGGCGCCGGCCTGGTGCAGTACCCGTCGATGGTGGCGGGCGCCCTGCCCGACCTGATCGAAGAAATACCCGTGCCCTACCCGGCGAGCTTCGGCCCGCTCGGCGGGGATGCGTCGAGCATGAGCTACGCCCAATCGGTGCAGTGGGCATTTAACTGGGTCTCCCAGTGGCTCGCGGCCAACCCGCTGCGCACGTTCAGTCTCATCGGGTACAGCCAGGGCGCCGAGGCGGCAGCACGCGTGGCCATGGCCCTGCAGGGTGGCAGCCTGGCGCACTACCTGCCAAACTTCATCGGCGGCATCGCCTTCGGGCCACCGTGCCGCGGTGCGGGATTCCACGCGCCCACGATCGCCGACCCCGGCGGGCGCGGCATCGCCAACGTGAACATGGCCAGCCTGCCCACCATCGGCGGCAAGGTCGTGTGGGCCGACTACGTGCATTCCAAGGCCAACGGCGACGCGGGCGACGATATGTACGGCGTGGTCCCAACTGGGGCTGTCGGTCAGATCATGACCGACGTGTACAGCATCGCAACGCAGGTGCAGCTGAACAACATTGGGCTGCTGACGACGAATGTCATCGACGGCCTGACGTACGCCGTCAAGGACGCGGTATCGGCCCCACTGGCTGCCATCGAGGCTGCGGGAGACGGCATCGCATTCCTGGCGGCTCCCGGTGGCCCGACCGCACCGCACATTTCGTACGGCGGCGAAATCGACGGCTACTCGAACCTGCTCCCGGACGCCACGGCGTTCCTGGCCGAAATCGCTGATCTCACCCCCGCTCGCACGGCTGCCTGACCTGTGCAGTTTCCGGTTTTCAACACAGAAATGAGGATTCCCGAAATGACCTATCACGACCCCAATTCCAGCGCCGACATCGAACACCGATTCGCGTTCCACCCCGCCACCACCGAAGAGAAGCGCGCCGAGCACGGCAGCGTCCGCGCAGCGTGCAAGGAGCTGGCGCACAAGTTTGATCGCGACCTACCGCCTGGCCGCGAGAAGTCCCTCGCCGTCACGAAGCTCGAAGAGGCGATGTTCTGGGGCAACGCCGCCATCGCACGCGCCCGCGACTAATCCGACACGACCAGAAGGGATCTCGTCATGACCATCACCATCTCACCCGACCTCAAAGACGCTGCGGTCGATGCCGGTGAGCGCGCCGTCAAGACGTTCGCAGGCGGGTTCATCGTCGGCGCCGGCCTGATCGACGCGGCACTCAATACCGTCGTCGGAAACGTCACCGTGGCCGCGTCGCAGATCAACTGGGCACACGGCCTCGACGTGGGGGCGGGCACCACCGTTGTGTCCCTGCTGTTCTCGCTCGCATCGATCAAGCTCGGCAATCCGGGCACCGCCTCGCTGACCAAGGCAGTCATCGGCATGTTCAAGGCGCGGCAGCCTGCCGCCCAGTCGGCTTCCGTGGACTACCAATTCGGTACAGACACATCGGGCGTCACCGCCGCGGCCGAAGCCGTCCAGGCTCAGAACCTGCGCCTGCGCGCTCAGTCGCAGATCACCCCGCCGGGCGGCATCCAGTGAATTGGACGATCGCGGCATCCATCACGGGGCCGCTACTGGCGCTTGTTGGCGTAGTCGCAGCAGCACTCATCGGACGAGCGCATGGCCGCAAGCAGGCCGAAGCAGCGATCAGTCAAGCCGCGGCGACGATCAGACAAGCCGAAACCGCTGACTGGGCAGCCTATTCGAGCGAGCTCCGCAAAGACCGCGACGAGGCGCACCGGCAAGTACGGACCATGCAGGGCGATATCCGGCAGCTATCCATACGTGTGGACGCGGCCGAGAAACGCTCCGAATCGGCCGAGAAGCGGTCAACCGTCGCCGAGGAACGCGCCGACGCTGCAGACACCCGGTACCGGGCGGCAGCTGCCTACATCCAGCAGCTCTTTGAGTGGCTGTCGCATCGGGTGCCAGGAGAAAGCCCACCACCACCACCACCCGAACTCGCTGGACATCTGTAGCCCCGAGTCGTCAAAGTGCCCCCGTCCTGACTTCCCTGCAGGATGGGGGCACTTTTGGCATTTCAGGGATCAGTCGCCGACGCGCTCCCAAGGCTGGCAATAGTCCGTCTCAAAACTGCCTTCATTGGCCAAGATCCGGGTAAACGTCTGCCCGCGCGACGATCCTCCGTCATAGGCGTCCGCGTTACCGTTGCCAATCCCGGCGTGATGGAACCAGACGCAGAAGTTCCCGCCTCGACCTCCAGCCGATCGATATAGGCCGGGGGCAACATCCTGCCCGACGACATAGGTTCCATCGGCGACAACCGAACTCGCCGTCGCCGCCGCAGGCGGCGTGCCGGTTGGGCATGGGTTGTTCTTCGGGAGCCGAATGCATATTGGAGGCAACGTCTGATTCGGTCCATACCCGTCAGCGCTGTTCGGATCATGGAACGGCACCGTGTGAATCCACTCGCGGCCGAAGCATGTGTAGTACCCGTCCGCTCCTCCACCGTCCGGCTTGACCGCGCCGTCGTTACAGATGTCCGCGCCGGCCGATGGGGCGAGCAGTAATCCCCCGGCAACCAGCGCGGAGGCCGGGACGATCCCGACCAAGATCCGCAGGTTCATGCGCAGAAAATACACCTCAACGGTTGCTCACGGAATCAGGCTGCAATGGCATCGCCGGATGCCGCGGTGTAAGTTCGCCGTAGCAAAGGGGGTGAACCCGTGTCCGACGGTCTTCATGTCAATACTGCAGGTCTGCGCGCCGGTGCGGCTCGGTCAGAGCAGCTGGCAACCGGGTTGACCGCGCCGTCCGGCGCCAGCAAGGGATCTGGCTCCAGCGCCGCCGGGGTCGCTGCCGTATTCGCCGCTATCGCCAACGCACGAAGCACGCAAGCGGCAGTTGTCAACGGCCACGTTGCGGCAGTGCGCAGTGGCGCCACCGCCTACGACGACATGGACGCCTCGAACGCCAAGTCAACCGGCAGTGTGCTGCTGTGACTGGCGCGCTGCCCACGCTCTCCGAAATCGAGAACTGGAGCACCGCTCATCTCGACGATGCAGCCGAGAAATGGCCCCAGCTCGGCAAGCATTCGGTCGACGTAGCAACCCAACACCGCGACAACATGGCCGCGCCGGCGGGCACCGAATGGCACGGGCAGACGCATGAAGCGGCTTTCGAGGCCGCGGACAACCACGCCTCACGCGTTTCCGCGCAGTCCTCGCTGATCGATGAGGCGGGCAGTATCGCCAAGTCGGGCAGCGCTGACGTGCGCGCGATGAGGCAACTGGTGCTCGAGGCCGTCGCCGAAGCGCAGCAAGACGGGTTTCGGGTCAACCAGGATCTGTCGGTCACCGACACCAAGCCGCACCCTCAGCAGACCGCCACGCGGGTGCAGTCGGGGCAAGGGCACGCCGAGTTCATACGCTGGCGAGCTGGACAGCTGGTCGCGACCGATGATCAGGTCAACGCGCGATTGCAGACCAAGGCGACCGAGATTCACGGGTCAGTGCAGAGCCCTCAAGTGCACGCTGTCGATTTCCAAAGGGACACGCCACGCGATCCCCCAAAGCCCGACCCGAAAGGACCGCACCCGGACTACCCCGGGCGCACAAATGACGGAAAGTTCGGAAAAGGCAACAACGGCGACGGCAAGTTTGAGGAGAAAATCGCCCTCGATAAACGTGAACAGCGAACGAAGATCCCCATCATTCGGCAGAAGGTGCGGGCAGTCGTTCCTGGTGCACTTAACCCGGATGGGTCACAGCAGTGGCGCTACTACGACGGCCTGGAGCCCACCGGTAACCCCAACGAATACATCGGGATCGAAGGCAAACGTGACGGCGTTAAACTCAGTGGCCCACAGGCGAAATTCGATCCCCTGGTGACGCCCGAGAACCCGGCGCGAGCCACGTTGAACGGCGAACCCATCAGAATTGTGGGTACAGAAGTTGCCTACCCCAAGCTGCCGCCAGGAACAGGCCCCCTGACAGAAATGCCGGCAGGCGGCGGTGGCGTCAGCGAAGGCCCCGTCGCCCGCGGCGGAGCTGGGGAGGGTGGCGGTTTCCGTTTCGGCGGAGGCGGCGGAGCACTCGTCGGACTACCCGAACAGTCCTCATCCCCCGGGCATGGGCTGGAAATCTACCCAGCCGATCCCGGGCCGCTAGGTGGCGGAAAGGTCGCCGAAGTGGACGGCAAGCACCACGACGAGTGAGAGCTACGCGCTGACTCCGCGGAGATCGATAAGCCGCCCGTCGGCGGTGTACCCCTCAACGGGGCGCAGCGCGTAGCCCTCGGGGATCTCTCCGGTCTTGTAATACGAGATGAAGATCTCGGCCGCTTCTTGGGAGTCGAATACCTCAGCGCGGCTGATGAACAAAGGGCCGGGCGGCAGCTCGATCGTCACATCAAGGGGTGCGTCGGGGTCGTGCCGGTGTCCGATCACGTACCGGACCCATTGGGCGCCCCACTCAGCGCCGCCAGGCTTGCGGATCTCGATCGTGATCGCCGACGCGCTGTGGCCGGCAGCTTGTAGGTATTCGGTGGTGGCCTCGTTGGCTACGTCGGTGTAGTCCTTGCCAGGCGGCAGCGCGTATAGCACTAAGGACCAGTTTCCGTCCTCGCCGAACGCACCTAGCGGCCCCTGGAACTGTAGAGGACCAGCGCCAGCGCCCATCGACACAGCACTATCACCGCTGTACTCCATCACGTGCGTCGGAACACCCATGCGCTAACTCTAACCTTCCATCTCGGGCACCACAGCGGACGCTAAACGGCCAGATCATCGAGCCGACGGAACGAATCGACCATGCGGGCAATCCGGGCAGGCTGCACCTGCGTATAGATGGCGGTCGTCTGCGGATTCGTATGCCCAAGGAACTCTTGCACCACGCGGATGTCCTCGTGCTCGATACCCGAGGATCCAGCCCAGTGGCGCAGGGAGTGGAATGTTGACCGCGTGCCCGACTTGTGCAGCCAGTCATTGGACAGTGCCGAGATCTGTTGCGGGGTAACGGGCCCGGTCCCCCGCTCGCGCCGGAAGCACAACCCCTCGGGTGCGAGGGCGGGCTCAATGATCTGCCAGGCCCACTCGGGAAGCGCCGTAACGCGCTGGTACTCGCCCTTGGTGCGCGTCAGCCGGATAAAAACCCCACCTTCCGGCCGTGGCTCGAAGCAATCCCGCTCGAGGTGCGCTACTTCCTTCGCACGCATACCGGCATATGCTGCCAAGATCAGCCACGCACGAATGCGCGCGGTCGGGGCAGTCCGAATTGCTCGCTCCATGGCATCGAACGCAATCGGCCTAGGTAGATTCCGCTTCTTGCGAGGCGTGACCAGGAGTGCGGCCGGATTATCTGGACGAATCCCTCGCTGATGTAGGTACACGTAGTACGGCCGAACGACGGCTGTCTTATATCTAAGTTGGTCCAGTGGCAAACTATCTTGCCATGACTCAAGTTCTTGCTGAGTGGCGTCAACCGGGTCGCGATGAAGGAAGTCAGCAACGTATTGCATATGCATGCGCCGGACCCGCACGGTCCGTTCAGCTCGGCCCGCGCGCAACATCCATCGGCAGTGTTCATCGAGGTAGGACACGCTGTAGCCGTAGTAGTGACCCGACATTTGACTCAATGCAGTACCCCCGACCCCATTCACACTTGCGCCCTCGTTGCTAACAGACACTAAGTACAAATGCGGATCAATGCGATTGCTGGCAGTCACCATTTAGATACTTTCTAGCTAACTTTTAATAACGGGTGGAGTTTCGCGCGGCACTTCAACCGTCAGTCGATCAGAATGCCGGATTTCGTCCTATGGTTCAGCGAGAAATGAGACGAGGCGGTCGGCTTTGCCGATGCCATCGAAGCGGCGTCGCTCGCGCGCGGAGGTGATGCCGTCCGCCCACAGGATGATGCCGTTGGCGTATGCGACCTTGACGAACGACGCGGTGCCCGGTCGGCGGTAACTGTAAAGCCCAACGTCATCTACGGTGCCGCCGTTGCAGATCCAGCCATGTGTAAGAGCGGCGTGGTCGACTCGCTGCTGCCCGGTCTGCGCGCTCATGCAGCGTCGGCACGCCGGGATGGCAGTTCAATGACGCTTGCGACCCGCTTGTTGAAGCAACTCGATTAGTCTGCGGTTGGCACCACAGTAACGTCCCAATCGGCGGCCGCCTCGGCGCGAGATATTTGACCGGCCCAATGCGATCGCGATTGCCTGATGCGTCGATGGCCCGCAGCAGGCAATGTCGGCCCGGACTACCTGCTCTGGCTCGGCAGCATCGCTACGTTTATGGACGAGCAGCTGCTCAATATCAGTTCCCTGAAACCACTTTCGGGCCTTCTCCATCTGCACTCTGATGCGGCCCAACCTCTCGCCGGCCTCAGCGTCCGATCCAATGTCACCGCCAATTCATCGGCAGTCCAGCGCCGTTGAGTTACACCATCGACCACATATGGCGGGCTACTTCTGGACCTCCGTACAGACCGTGAACTTGCGCTGCGGGTGTTTGTAACCGCCTGACGGGCAGCCTTCCAGTGTTGTGGTGTCCAGGATGATCTTGAGTGGCTTGATTCGTTTCGGCACGCTGGTGTCAGTGCAGGAAACCTTGGTTACAGGCTGATCCAGGCCGATGCACGAGTCCTTGGCCCACGCCAAGTCCAGACACGCGGTGTACTGCCCGGTGGCCTCGGAATTGTGATAGTAGGAACGATCGGTATCTCCGCATTCTTGCGGGATATTGACACGCTGCACGATCCGGTAGGTATTTCGGTCCGAGCCACAATCCACCACCGTCAACGACGCATTCACCAGCTCGCCGCCCAAATTCACACATCCACCCACCGGAGCCTCCGCCTGACCATTAGCCGTCAACGACCCCGGCGTCGGGAACTGACCGGGAATGTCCGCAAAATCAGTCGATTCCTGGTGTGCAGCAGATGGTTTCGGTTGCGGCGTGTCAGCGGTACTAGCGCATCCCGTGGCCACGAAAATGCATAGGCCCGCAACAACCCACAACGTCTTTAACAAAGACTTCTCCCCCTACTTCGGACTAGTCGTGTTGCGGCCGTACCCGTGTGCCCCGGGGGCGCCGCCGAACCCGGACATCGCGCTGCGACTCCCGCAATTACTGCAGTCGCCCCAGCTGGCACCAATGCACTGACTTAGAACGAGAACGACCCGGAGGGCTGTAGAACGAACCCACGCTCCGGATTCACGCGTTCAATACACGCCACCGAGCCACCGTCTCCCACTCCGCATGTCACATTCCCGTACGACACCTTTTGCCCCGGAGAAAGAATCTTGGACGTGGGTTTGTTGTCTTTGCATTCACTCTTGCGGTGCCCTATGCCATACATATTCACGGTCCCGGTGTCACACGGTCCTGAACCCTCTGCGGCAATGTTCTGAAGTCCTGGCAGAGGACCCCAACACTGAATTTGCTGGTTCTGCCCATTCGGATTTGCTGGATGAGCGAAACCGCAGTTAACACCTTCTGAGGTGGAAAAAAAGACCGATGTCATGCCCCTGCCCACAGGAGAAACGTATTGGTCTACCGGCACTTCGGCGTAGGTGTTGAGGTCAGGGAAGCCTGGGGGTTCGGCAGTTGCCTTGTCCGGCGGACTGCAGGCCATAAGGGCTGCGGCGGCCAGGACTGTGGCAGCGGGGTAAGCGAGTGACTTGAGCATTGTCGTGGTTCTCCTATTGGACGGTGCAGCTGGTCGAGTAGATGCGAGGGTCATAGGGGAGCTCTTTCACGTCCGGGTGGGCGGCCTTGAATGCCGGATCCCAGAATTGGCTGATCTTCAATCCTATGTTGCCGGTTCCAGCTGGGTTGATGGCTTGGCTGGCGACCGTCGGCCCGTACGGGCCATCAATACCATTTATGTTACTGATGTCTCTAGAAACCAAGACTTGTCCTTGAAGTTTTTGGGTGAGTTCTTGGGGCGTAGATGCGATGACAGCTTCGATTGGGCCTGTACCGGATGATCCGACGAAGAGGAATCCGTTTTTGCCTTCGGACCCAAGGGCGATGAGTTGACTTTCCCGGTCACCGGGCAGGATGTTGCCCACGAAATGCACAGTTTTGATCCAGTCGTAGGGGCCGTCAGTGGCCTTGATGGGATCAGATTGATACAGCGCGCGGACAGGATCTTCAGGTGTTGCGCTGGTGTTTCCTGCCAGGAGCATGGTCTTAGAGACGGGGTCGTAAGCCCCACTAGTCTGTGCAAGAGGCGAAGTACCGATGATCTTGTCAGGGTGAGCTAGGTCGACAATGGCTGAGTTCGGGGTGACAAAGTTGGGATTCCGCGTCACTCCATCCGCAAGGTAATACTGCGGCATGCTGTAGAAAGCGTAGTCCTTGCCCGCTGGTCCTGCTGCGGTGCCGGTGGGGATTGGCCTGGCTCCGTCGGGGGCCTTCGGATTCGTCGGCGGCGGAGCTTTGGCGTTCAGCGGATTGGGCTTGCCATTGAGTAGCGGTTTCGCGGTCTTTCCGTCACCACCGAGGTTGATATCGGGCCTATTCGGGATCGTGGAATCCAGGTCATCGCCGACCGCCGTCTGCTTGGGCTGATCGCACTTGATGTTCTGATCAGAGCGTGGCGTTTGCTGCTGTTCCTGCGACGGCTCGGAGTCTTGCGGTCCTGCCTGTTCAGGGGCGCAGTTGCATTCGTCGCCCGGGCCGAGCTTGCGGCTAGGCTGTTGGAACAACGACCCGGCACCGCCCGCTGCAGAAGCCATGAAACTAAGCATCTGCTGAGCAATGCCGTAATACTCGGCCGCAGACTGACACTGCTGCTGACGCTGTTGCTGCTGCTGATCCAACTGCTGCGTCGTATCGTCCTGCTTGTTCTGCGGCTGCTGTTGGTTCGGCTGTTGCTGTTGCGGCTGCTGGCCCTGTTGCGGCTGTTGTGGCGAATTCTGTTGCGGTGCCTGGTAATCAGGATTCGGCTTACCGGGCCCCTGAGTGTAGGGAGTCGCGGTTTGGTAGTCAGGTATCTGCGTCCCATGAGCGGGCTGCTGCGCCTGTTGGGGCTGCTGCCCGGCCTGCTGACCTGGAACCTGTTGGGGCGCTTGCGGACTACCGCTGTTGTATATCGAGATGCCATTGTTTTGATCCAGCGGCGGCTGGTTGTTGCCACCCTGGTAATCAGGCATCGAGCTGGGCATTTGCGGTGGCTGGAACTGAGAGCCGTTCATACCCCCAGGGCCCATCCCCCCGCCCGTGGGCCCCGTTGGGTCTGCGGCTACGGTCGCGACGGCCGAAAAGCCACTGCCAGGAAGGGTGTGGTCATCGACAACCTTCGCTCCGCCGACAGCCATGGCGACAATCGCAGCCAGCGCCGATGCCCGCCGCAAACCCGCAGACAT